AACGGATTTCCGTTTTCACTCGTAAATTCCTCCTTTTGGTAGTGGTTACCCAAAGTATTGACAGGAATTTACGAGTTTTTTCATGCCCCGAAACTATTTACATTTCACAGAAAATGACCATGAATCTAATTTCGAAACAAGACAATCAATAAAAACCCGTATCTATAATCTGCGTGGTACTTATATCGGATGCCTTCAATTTCTAAGTTCTTTTTATGAATCATATGTTTCTAGCAAAAGCTAATAAATGAATCATGTTATATAGTTTTCCTCCCCGGCCAACGCCGGGGCTTTTTTATGAAAAATGGAGCCCATGCATTCGCAGTCTTTATAATGAAAAAGTTTTTCACGCGTTACCGGTTGTTTGCTCTAAGGCTATAAGCCTTTTGCTACCGACCAGCGTCTCAAGGCGCTGGCCTTCACTTTGTTCAGGCTATATTGCCTTTGCCTCTTTTGCTTACCCATAAATGGGTATTCGTACTACTCAGTGACCTCTGAAGGGGTCCTCATATTCCCGGACGCTTAATTTATCCTTTACTTTCTCGGAAAGTGTTAAGTTGTCGTCCATCGTAAAATGCAGGACTAGGAAGTTCTTTTCTTTTGCGTGATCAATGATCTCTACTTTCAGCCAGTGTTTCGGATGACCAGGGTTACAGTTGAAGAAGTATTTTTGCACCATCAACTGAACAGCGTCCCATAACCTGGTCGACAAATGATTTTGGCATAAGAGCCGCTTCATACAAATTCCCGCTGCAGTCAACCCTTGCACTTTATCTTGCGACTTCTCATTATCGCCACCAAACACATAATAAGTGTTGTTTCCAATCTCGACCTTTGGATCGTCAGATCGAGTGTATTTATAAGCAATTCCTTTGGCGACTAGAATTTGAAACAGTGGATTCAGGACGTTTTGTTTCAAAGCGCCCATGGTCTTGCTGCCAAGGATGAAGTTCTCCCCGTCAAAAGTATCTAGGGACCAAGTCAGAAACGAGTCGATCATAGCAAATGTTTTGCCAGCACGTATTGAACCTTTGGCAATAATACCTTCATAGTCTGCATACGGACTTACACCGGGTAACCACCATGTTAACAGCTTAATCTGCTGATCAGAGAACGGTTTGAATTGGAACCCTTTATTCTTCTTCATTGTTCCACACTTCCGATGCCTTGCCCTTGAGTGCATCAACATAAGACGAAATGTCTGGTTTATCCGGTGTGCTGTCCCTGCGCTTGATATCTGACTTAATGTCATCTTTTACTTAGTATTTTATATAGATGCATTTCAAGCTATTGTAACAAAATAATTCATTACTTTTAGTAATTCCTTTCAGCACCAACGGTCACCGTATTTAGACTCTCGATATAAGAGCTGTTATCAATTCCCCGACATATGTTACATTACACCTACCTCCTAGTTATTGTTTGTTACAAAAGAAAAAGAGCCCAAAGGACTCTTATTTTTAATACATCCGATTTATTGCCTATTTGCTGGCAAAAGGCTTGAGAAAGCTCCAGCCTTACCGCCAGTACCCATACAATACATCCTCAAGTAAAGAGCACCTTGCACCCGGGTGCTCTTTTATTGCACTCAAACGATTCCTAATAAAATAAGATCTCTATCCGTTTTACCACCTCACCATTTCATCTCCCTAACTTCCTTCCAACTATCGTGCAGCCGTGCGTTCATATCATGCCTCTGCAACGGCTCATAGAGATGAACCTTTTGATCCCCTGCCAATAGAAAAGCAATATCCGTTTTCTTTGTGACATGCCGCTCCCTCCTAAAAAAAGGGGGCTTATACCGCTCCTGGTCCTTCTCCGTCATCATCATCTTTGGGATTATCAGTACGATCAAGTCTTTTTTTCATGTCTTCTTTGACCTTCTATTTGTACCAAGGTTCAGCCAATGAAGCTAGTCGTTTACGATACTCGTCCAGATCGTTAATCAGCCGTCCATCAGAGATGTTCAATTATGACGCGATTTTTAAGACGAAATAGACTTACTTAAGATGAATATTTATACTCATGTTGTGAAAAAAAGTCAAAGTTGAAGAAGCTGGAATGTATGGAGACTACATGAAAAAGCAAAAAGAAAATTAAATGTAGCCACAAGCCCATTTTCAGGCATAAAAAACACCCCTTCCGATTGCTCGGTAAGGGGCGTAAAACGTTGATAAATCAGCGTTTTGAGAACTGTGGAGCGCGACGGGCGCCTTTGAGTCCGTATTTTTTACGTTCTTTCATTTCATACTAATCAACAGATATCACTTACTATTCAACGCCAATATGAAGCTATTTATCTCCAAATTTACAATCATGAATAATCATCAGTAATCAGCTGAACATCTTCAAAACATCTTCAAAAATTGTTTAGCAAATCATCCGGCTAAGATGACAAGGGGCACCTGCAGTCTCTGCAATTTGATAGCTTTTTCTTTTACTTTTCTTCCCATCAGCTACCTGTTTCTTCTATATTATATTATGCTGTTTTAATTCGTTGACTGGCAAAAATGCGATCCAGCGAAAATGTCCTGACTTGCTGACGGGAATAGCAGTATGCTTTGATATATGTTTCACCAGCATCAATCACATGGATATGAATCTCAGAAAATTTTCCATCTTTCGCTAAAATATGATCTTCCAAACATCTTCGCACTTCATGCCTAAATCTGACTGTACAATTCATTTGAACGGGGAGGTGTATAGGCTTGACGATTAGAGATACGCAAACAAATAGAAAACTTACCCCAATTACCTTTTTTTAGATTTGGGATAAGCTTTCTATTTTGAAATCATATATTGTATTAATCAAAAACGATTTTCTTAATTGTAAATCCTCCAGAACGGGATTCTGTAATGGCGGAAGAAGCTTTCCCATTCCATCCTCCAATACGTTGACTGCCTGTAGGGACCATACCATTTGCTTTCAAAGATTCAATATAGACTCCATTATTTTTTTTCAATAGTTCATATATTTTATCTGCAGTATATCTATTGTTTAAACCATCGAAGAATGATGCAAATCCTAATACTGTTCCAAGTGCTGGATTATAGCGACCTACAGCAATAGAAATTGCATAATCTCCAATTTGATCTTTTTCACTTCCGATCGTTGTGAGCTTTCGGGCATACTCTTTAGCTTTTGTTCTATTCATAAAAACAGTGGTGAATTTATATCCACTTTCTGTAGAATAAATAAACATCCCCTTAGGATTAGACGGCCCATAATAATTCGTATCTATTTGCCGCGCATAAGATGTTGAAGGAATCACAGGTAGTGAAGCAAAGACAAGACAAATACTAGAAAGTAAAATTAAAATAGTTTTTCTGAATATCATTTTTTTCCTCCTTATTTGGTAACATTAATATTCTTATTAAATTATAACTCTAGATACTATTTATAATCCCGCATAAATTATGCGTGGTCCCGCATATTTAATGCGGGACCACGCATATCACGCACGAATTATTAGAATTGTCACTTTGTTCGCTTCCTGGTAATAAATTCATATAACTTATTGTTCAAAGGCTTACCAATTCTAAAACTATTACTTATGAACAGAACAACAAGAAATATAGCAAATTGTACGTAACTATATGGCATAAGATACATAAAAAAAATCATTAAAAAAACTAAAAAAACAAATGAAGTTACAGAAATTTTTTTTTTGATTTTCATTATTTTTGTGTCCTACCTTTTGTCGTTTATTTATAGTAAGCCTGCGCATTTACAGTATCTCTTATGAAAGTCTAACAAATTTATTTATCATGCTGGCTCAGATGTAAAAGATCTTTTCGTGATATGTGCGAACAGGTGTTGGAAAGTTAATTAGCATAGGTAACATTCTTCTAAGTATACTTATGTAATATTTTTTTCTGATGACCTATAATTTCAAATGGAAGCCGTTAATATTTTTATCAAACACCAAAAACCTCTTGTAACCCAAGAGGTCTTTATTAGCTTATACTTAGGTCTTTTGCATATTCATATGAGATAGTCTGGCATTGCTTCGTTTCTTTCCAAGCTTCTTCTTTATGAGACATCTCTGACACTTCAGCAGCGTTGTGATCATTAAGTAAACTATAGACAGTATTTAAAGTACTCAATTCTTCTTCAGATAGAACATTGCTATTTAATTCTTCTGTAGCCTCAAATTTTTCAGCAGGATAATCTCCCCCAAAGTTAAAGTATGATCTAACTATCCCACTTTCTTCTCTTGTTAATAATGTAAATAATAGTTCATAGTCATCAGGAACAGGTCCCATTGGAATATGCACGTACTTCAATCCCGTAATTGATACTGTAAACTTTTTAAAATGCAAAAAATCCGAATAAAATAGATATTTATTTAATTTAACTTTATATAATTTTTCATCTCTAAGAGCAAAATACTTAACAATTTCCTTAAGTTTTTCGAGGGAAAACATTCTGAAACCAGTATCTTTGTTTGGAGTTAATTCAAAATGCTCTTCTATCTTTTTGTTTAATATCTCATCTCTTTGAGAAGATAAAATACTTTGAACATTATCTTTAATTTTTTTATATTCTCCATTTGTTATATTACTTTTATTTCCCTCTAAAATTTTTAACATATTAACTGGATCACTAAGAAGTTTTAAAGTAGTACTATGACCAGGGCTAGGAAGTACCCCGCTTTCATATTTTGAAATTGTAGCATGACTCCAACCAAGCAATTTCGCAGTCTGTCTCTGACTGAGACCATATTTTTTTCTAACTTCTGCTATTTGATCGGGGAATAATAAACCTTTTCTTTTTCGATATTCATTGTAAGCTAATTCAAAGTTTTCATCGGGATTATCAGGATCATACATCAATTCATTACACTGAGGACATTTATAATAGTGTGCAACAATTTCAACATTTTCGCCTTTAACTTTAAACGTCTTCTTTTTCGAAATTCTTTCAGTCTTCACTTCTTCTAGGCACTCAGTACAAAACACTCTCTTAAATATTTTCATTATTATCTCTCCTGGTATCCATAATCAAAGTTATGCATACGGATATATCAAATCTCTTTCTGCGCGGTGAAAGGAAATACAGACACACTCATTATTATTTCCCGTTGGAATAATCTGAATTTTAATATAAATTTCAATACCGCATACAAACTTTCCAAATTCCCAAATCGCACCTTTACGACTTCCGCTCCTACTAATATTACTGTTGGGCCCGTCACAGTAGTTTTTATATGTTAACCCCAAAATTTCATGAAAGCAATTAGTGGGGCTATACCCAAGTTCAGCTAATGTATTCTCATTTTTATCGCGCGGTTTAAGTTGAATGTGACCATTATCATCGTTTATCGCATCTTTAATTTTCAGTAATGCTGTATTGATTTGTACTTTATTCGCCTTGGGCAACGTGGCTCACATCCTGAGAAGCAGTTGATATCTTACAACCTTATTTTACTTCTCCCATGGCCAATGTCAATATTTTTGTTATTAATTAATAACACTTTATGCATTTTGCCCTTTTTTGTTACACACTATTCATTTATGGTGAAAAGTTTAAAAAATATGTACACCCGGTCATCCGGGCGGTGAATCATTATGTTATTTATGTGCAGTTGGTGACTGAACTGCATTGCTACCTGGTACCGTCTGCTGCACTTCCTGAGCGACTTCTTTAACATCGGCATCGGCAGCACTTTCACCAGTCGCAATGAGTTGAGCGACCTGTTCTTTAGTAACTTTAAATCCTTGTTTCTGTGCAAATGCCGCAATTATTGAAGAACTCTTATCGACCGTCTCCGGAGAAGTTAGCACTTCTTCGGCCGCGTTCTTTACGTCTTGCACTAGCTTTTCAAGCGCGGGCTTACTTTGTACAAAAGCTTCAGCCTTTTTGATTTTTGTCAGGTCAATGTGATGCTTAATATAAATAATAAAAAAGCCACCGGCTACGGTGACAACTGCTTTTACTGTATCTGTAAGTCCACTTGAAATGATTGATTGAAACATGTAAATCTCTCCCTTATTTTAATTTAAGCTTCTGACCAGGATGGATCAGATCGCTATGCAAATGATTTATCTTTTTAAGATTAGTGACGGTTGTATGATGTGTCTTTGCAATCTTCCACAAATTGTCTCCACGATGAACCGTGTAGTGCTTTGAGGACTTTTTCACCGCTTTTTTACCTACTGGCTTTTTGACAGCCTTCTTCGTAACTTGCTTGACGACTTTTGCAGGAGCCGGCTTGGTTCCACTCTTAAGTTTTGCCAACAGTGCAATATTCTGCGCTGCCGTTCCCCGGTAATTGTTGATGCCGTAAGACTTCGCCAGTTTTTCCCGAGCGGAATAACCCCATGCCTTTTTGTGCTGTTTGAGCCAATTAACCAGACTTACGCTGCCGATCTTTTTTACTTTTTTCGGTGCAGTAGCGTTCGGGGCTACATACCGACTTGCGTATTTGCCGGCAAAGTCCTGAGACACATCAAAGCTACCGCTGATGCCAATAAAATGGTAAGAGGATGACCACTGCCAAGCCCCGCGGCCATTACTCCAAACCGGCTCATTAAAGTTTGAAGAGTACCTCGCGAGCCATGGTTGTGAGATTGATAGTTTGTCTGGATACAGATGACCATTATAGAAAGCAGATCCGCTGTAAAGATCTACTGTCGGATAGCCTAGTTGGTGCATCTCAGTGACAAAGGCATTAGCTGCGTTCGTCAACATCGATTTTGAGGCAGTCGGTAGCTCGATATCCACAGTCACGATACCATCACGCAGTTTATCAAAGCCGACGACCTGCAGCTGTTTGTTAAACCAATCAGCTTCTGTTTTAGCTTCGCCTACTGACTTAAATCGAGCAAAATGGTATGCACTGACTGCCAGCCCTGCCGCTTTGGCATTAGCGATATTGACGGACGCCGCTGGGTCGATGTAGTTTGTACCATCTGACACTTTTACGACAACACCATTTACACCGGCAGCCTTAATCGTCTGGTAAAAGCTGAGCGGAAGACCACCCTGCGCATTGTGGTGTGATACGTCGATAAAATCGACTTTTGGCGTAGCTGCCTGTGCCCGAAATGGTGCACAAAAAGAGAGCACCAACGCTATGGTCAGTGCCCCGGAAATAAAACCGTTTAGTAACCTTTTCAAAGTACATCGCCTCTTCTTATTATGATATTTTTCCATTTTTCTTTTTTCGCCTCCTTTCTCTGTTATGTAAATTAAAAACGCCTACCGGTGCGGCAAGCGTTGCTCAATTCCATCAAGTTTTGTCACAATTATGTCGTACTTCTCACTGAACTCACTCAGGACCTTTGTTTGATCATTTATCAAATCATTAAGCCTCTGTTCTCTGTTTTGAGATGCTTTCTCTCGTTCATGAGCTTCTTTTCTATATGCATAAAGTAACCAAACAAAAATAAGCGCCCATGGCCCTTGTGTAATAAAATACTGCACTGTATCAGCTTCCAATTCTGTCACTCCTTACATGATTGGTCATCCTCTCGCCCCTTTTGACAAAATAAAAAAGACACCGATCGGCTCGACGTCTTCCCTCCTTTATTGAAATGTTAAATTCGCAAGCGTTTGCGAATTTGATTACTGCTGATTAAACTGCGGTGTTGCTAAAATCGTGTCCGCTTGATCTTGCGTGATATATCCTTTCGTTACACAATTTTGCACGTTAGTTTCGGTAAACTTTTTCATTACCCATTGATTTAAGATGAAATTATACATTCGTTACACCTCCATTAATGCAGAAATAGCCGCCTCAGTAGCTGATAAACGATCTTCTAGTGATGGTGGTTGCGGCACTAATTCTGGAATAAATTCAACGAAGATTTCCTCGAATGTTGTACCATTTATATCACCGATATGGAATTGTCTACCCTGTGATTGTTGTTCAAAGAATTGATTATAGACATCGTCATATATTGGAACATCCGTCTCTAAAACTTGGTTGATATCAGAGTCTTTAAATCCGAAAGATCCACTTTGTTCAATTGATAAATATTTTTGGCCCATTAATAGCCCTCCCTTATACGCCTATTGCTATCCATGAAATATTACGAGCTATGCCAAAGCTGTGGAGAAAACTAATTTTTGATGTACTGTCAATATTTGTTTCTACACCAAATGGTCCAGATGCGGCACCATTAATTCCACCAAATGCTACCCATATGTTTGTAGGAAATGTAATAGGTAAATTTATCTGAGTAACTGTTCCAGAAGGAACGTTTACTGCAACGCCCCATTGTAGTATAAGTCCTGAAGATAATCTTTGATATCCATTGGTAGAAAGCACTTGTCCAATAGAACCAGTAATCAAACCACCATTAATAGATAATTCTGGAGTTGTAGCATTAGGTTGGGTTCCCACTTTGCTAATTGTTCCTGAATCCACACTAATCCCGTATGTGATCCCAGATCCAGTTCTCCAGTTTCTTGATGATACAAATCCACCTCCGCTAGTTAATGCCCCGCGATAATTAATCGCCTGGCAATCTTCAATTAAGGCAACCCCCACTCCGTTATAGACATTGATTGCATATGATGTACTTCCTGTAGTTTTACCTGTAAAGTTGCAAGATACAATTCGTAAAAAAGTACAGTTATCACAATCAATACCATCATTTGTTAGCGCGCTTGTATCAATTTTAATCGTATCCATACGGAAAGCGGCTGTATAGTTGATGTACATCGATCCAGTAATAATACTCGCTGTGTTCCCTGCACCTTGTAAATGAATTGCCCCGTTACCTACACCAATAAAATCGATGGACTCATTATATGTTCCAGCAGCTAAATTAATCGTTACTGCATGTAAGATTACGTTAGGTAAAACATCAAACGCGTGTTGAAGCGTTCTAAATGCTGTCTCACTTGTTAAGCCATCATTGCTATCACTACCGGTTGTGCTCACGTAGTAGGTAATGTCTGCCGTTGTTTTAGAGGATTTAAACCCAAGTAGCGCACCAATATCGCTCTGAGTGTAACCGTTCTGCTGCAACTCTTGTATTGCTTCACTGACCGTATGGAAGAGCCAATCAAAATGTCCCGCAGCAGGACTACTTCCAGCCACAAAACCGTTGTCCTTTAATGATTGAGGTGGCTCAACCCCTTCTTTATTCCACTCTGGTGTTGGTTTCATAAAAGGCATCTATTTCATCTCCTTAAATTGGCAGTTCATTTCCTTCGTTATCGTCATATAGTTCTCCGAGTAGTCCACCCGACTGATCGACCACATCATAGGTCGTGCTGAATCCATAGTTAATGTTCAGATCAGGTGAACCGTAAACATTCGCAAATCGGAACGTTCCTGATAGATTTACTCGCGCTACTCGAATACCCGCACCGACGATCTTTTGAACGATTTGTACAAATTGATTGCCCGTCAGACCAATCTCACTAAGCTGAGTTAAAGGCGCCTTTTCAATCGATATGGCCGCTGGCTCTCCATCACCTGTTTCGACAAGGCTTCTGATTGAAACGTCTTTCTTTTCACAGCCTAATGTGAGTGCGATCGCATCGATCATCTTGTCGTACGTACCATCTGATTGGTTCTGAACGATCTTCGCTATAATTAGAGTCCGATAGATTACATCACTTGTTTGACCTCTGGTTTGCGAAAAGTCCGCCCCTATCAAATCAAGTGTTGTTCCCTTAGCGTTATTCAAGTCTCTCCACTGTTCAACCGTGTTCAATGTGTCTGACAGACTATCTACCTCATTAGAAACAATAGTTATCAACTTACCAATGTTTGAAGATGGATCCTTAATATATCGATCGGTAATCTTCGAAATCCAGTCCGAAATCATACATGGGTCACCTCAATCAACGCCACACTTGTCTGTGCCGCTTCGTTTGGATCAATATCAACATTTGATGATCCTAGAGAAGAACCATTGCGACCAACGGTGATTGTTACGTCATCGATCCCGGCTACCGCATAGACACAAGAGAATAAACGTGAATAGATGACGTCCTCTCCCATGAGTAATCCTGAATGGAATGTGCCTTCTGTGTCGGTACCCCCAATGTAATCCAATAGGGTCAGCCGAATCTGATCGTCGCCATCAATTTCAAAAGATGAATTCGTCTTAATAGAAATTTGCACTGCAATATCCGTCTCAGTCGCAAAATCAAACTTGATCGTATGCATGGTACCGCTACTGTCAACAACATCTACCGACTGACCGCCAACAGTTTCAATACCCGCGGCTACCGAATTAAGCAGTGTGTCCGCCACGTTCGCTGTAGTTCCTCCAAGCACATAAGCATGCACAGACTTTGGAGGATTTCCAGCTCCGTCCGCCTCTATTGTGTTATTGACAATCACGTTTGCCGACCGAACACCCGAAGTCTCAAGAAGCTTCGCCACAATCGATGGAAAGGTTGCGTTCCCTGTACTGTCACTACCGGCGACCAGTCTTTGCCGGAATTCGTTATCAGTTTCTTGATCCCGACCACCAGTTGCTGCTTCGGGATTTGAAACTGAGAAAACATTTGAATCAGGATTCGCTTGCACCGTGATGGATCCGGCCGTCACATTTGTATCGACACCCGTATCGGTCGAGACAGCATCAATGGTACCGTTCCCGTTTGCATCTAGCGTTAATTCAGCAATCGTTTCAAACTGAATCCCGCTCGCTGTTGAAAAAACGGTACCTTCCTCAATCACATAGTTCGGTTTACCGGAAATGGCCATTGTGGCATAGCTGCTTGCCGCTGGTATTCGGCTAGTCCCCATGAGTGTACTCAGTCGGTCTAACTGTATCCCCTCGGACTTAGTGACAAAACCGGCATTATAAACACTCTCAGCAAGTTCCCAAGCTATGGATAAGAACCATGCAAATAGGATAATCAAGATACCGAGAAAGGATTTTTGTGAAACATTGACGTCTGCACCCCATAGCTCCCGAGCCTTGCCCTGCATATCGCTAACTAAGTCGGCATAGCTTTTTTTCTGAAACCCATTTTGATCAAGCATCAATCCACCCCCTAACTTTCGACACCGACGTTATCTAGGCTCACAGTCTCGCCGGCGTCCGCCTTGGTCATGGACAATGAAATCGATCGTGTCCTTGCACTTCGATCATCCAAAAAGGATATATTGTCCACGGTTGCAACGCGCTCTTCTTGTGCGACCGCTTCAACGATGTCATCATGCGCCGCGTCCTGATCCGCTTGTTTTCCAAGTAGATTATCTCGAGACAACCCAAACTCTGTGTCCATAAAAAACTCGCACTGTCGGGTTTTGAGTATTGACTCAACCGACTGAGCGAGTTCTTCATCGCCATCAACCATCTGTATCTCACCGTTTTTCATCACGAGATCGCCGTTTGCATCTATAAGCGGTGATTTCAATAAAAACACCCCACAATCACAGCATCAGTTAAATCATGAGTCCTTGTCGAATCTGGATCGAACTTCTCCGATCCGTTCATTTCATCCAGCGCGCGATCCGCAAAATTAAGCAGGACCACATCCCCAACATTTAGATCACCTACATGTTTTAATACATTGGCGTCCTCGATCAGTGGCCACTCATCTAAGTTACCGTCGTTGTCTGCGGACATAAAAAGAGGCTCAACATCAGCTGTGTGAGCCCCTGAATCATATTTCTTTACAACAGCCGGTGCCGCAACATGCAACGACAGTTTAATATTGCGAATAAGCGCGTCTGTATACTTCGTCCCATTTGACATCAGATCACCTGCACTTCTGTAAGAAAATCAGTACCATCTGAGTAGTGCTTACCGCTTTTGGTTCGAAATTTACCGTTGGCAGTCTGGCTCTTTACCGTAATAATGCTCGCCGTTGTGATTCGATGCTGCAGTAAGCATTTGACCGTGTAACCTTTACCGTCCGTGTCATCGTCAAAAGGCTGAGGAGATTCGATTAACCCAGTATCACTATTGAGTGTAAAATGCTCATCGTCGCCTTCCTCAATTGATCGGATTACCATTTTCCCGCGGCGATAATACATTTGTGCTTTGCAATCGTTCACGACTTCCTCCAGATTATTTTCGATCAACCCGGTAACGCGATAGCCTTTTTTATAAACCTTGTCGTAAGGGATTGAGCATGCTGCTAACTTTACTCCAAGGTCTTTGCACAGACGCTTAATGATCGTAGAACCATGTATCCCTTTAGCAAAGGTGATGACATTCGTACGTTTCTTGTATTTGGCTTCTTTGACGGTCTTATAACTGGTCGTAGCCACATACTTTTTCAGCTTCGTAGTGGTCTTGATCTTGCCCTTGACAATCTTGTTGGTCGTAACTTTGTGTGTCTTAATGACTTTGATGGGCTTGGCTAGCTTCACACGCTTTTTGACATAATACTTTTTCGCCGGATCCGCCTGAGCAAGCGTCACTTTTTTATGGCTAAAATCCTCGCCTTCTAAAAAAGTGATCGTCGTGATCTTATCGACGCCATCTTTCTTGGTCAGCACCGTTGAGATTCGTCCACTGGCAATCACACCATAATCACCCCGATAGCCAGCTTGTACTGTGCAGATATCACCTTGATGAAGCCGATCGATCGTTGCTTTTGACAGATTATAGATGTCTACGGTGGATGTGTTCGGCTTGGCGTCGTCATCAAATGGGCACTCAAAATGGATCTCAAGCTCGCTACCGTCAAACGTTGTCGAGTAATCACCACTCACATGGATCTTCGTTATCCGGCCGTATAGTTGTGCGTTAGTCGCCACCGCTATCATCTCCACTGTCCAAGTCAAAGCCATCTGTGTCCTGATCGTTATCCGTAGGACCACTGTCGTCCTCATCATCGTCTGGCAAGTCATCAAGGCACAAGAACACGATTACGCCAAAATTATCCCATGTGATACGCTGTGCTTGTCCAGATTCGTCCAGTGGGATCAAGTCCTCTGCCGGCATGCTCTCAGGATCAATGATCTCGTTAAACAGCGGCATATTGAGCACAAGCTTCTCACCGGCGACAAGTACATTTCCCATGGCATCGTAAAGGGTCGCGGTGAAAAAATCATGAGACTCGTTATAATCAATGTCGATAAAAAAGCTGTCACTTTCGGAATCCCACTCAAACCGAAACGGCAGCTGCGTCTTATCTATTGGAATGTAGTCATGCTTCATCTATGCCACCCTCAAACGAACACCAACCGGAATTTTACGTGCCGGATACTTATTCCAACTTTCTAGTTGCGAAATACTCGTACCATATTGTCGAGATAGTGCCCAGTAGGTCATACCCTTTTTAACTTTTATATACTTAGCAGACGACTTCTTGTTGACCGTTTTTTTCTTCTTACCGACCGTTTTCTTGGCTGTTTTTGCCTTAGCACTTGTACTCGACCATTTTTCTTTTACGATTTTTATAAACTGCAGCTGTATGCTCAAAGATGATCCGTTAGCCAAATCACCTGTTCGACTGTCATCAATGCTTATAATGATTACTTTCTTGGCAACAGTTCGTCCGGTGTATGTGAGCAGAGTTCCTTTTCTCATGCAGTCACGCAGATACTGTAGATCGGGCTTATAGTGCGTCTTAATGATTTTACCGGTAAGTGACAATGTCTGTGGTTGTTGTTGCACATGGTCTGAGATAGGTTCACCTTTATCTACTGGATAAGCTGTCGCAGTTACCGAATTGCTCAATTGTTCTGTATCAATATACAGATTAACTTTTCCGAGCTTAGACATTAGCTAATCACCCCCGGATCAACAAAGGTAGTGAGATTTTTAAAGACCTTCTCAATCTCATCTCGCACCTGACGACCAATATTGTCTGCAACATTGGCATCGCCACCGTCAACCTTGATATTGATGGTAACAGGCGCACTAATCGTTATCGGTCGATTGCTGACTACGCCTATACTTCCATTTCCGCCATTGTCAGGATCATCTTTTTTCTTACGTGGTCCAAAAACTTTTTCTGCCCATGATCCAGCGCCTGGTGTACCTTTTGCATAGCCAACGTACTTACCACCCTTAGCCATTGAAGCAATACCCGGAACTTTGCTGATGCTACCATACCGAGACTCGATATAACGCACTGAAGATGCTACCTGGTCGATTGGATTCATCCAGCTTGTATGACCCTTAACCGCATGAGCAAGAAAGGTCGATTTAATCATCTGCATAAGACCTGCAGAAGGATGGCCAGCCTTCGCATTGCTATCCCAATTGTTCACAGCGTTTGGATTTCCGCCTGATTCGCGTTGAGCGATCGTTGCTAAGCCTTTCGCCCATGATGCACCTTTAACGCCTGCTAATTTCATGCCGGCAGCGATCCACTGCTTGACGTCACCTGATACCTTGACGCCCTTGAAGCTAGCAAGATCGGACGAGTGAGCAAGATTTGATATGCCGCTGCTGATCAAGTTCTTAACTGCCGGCATCGCAGTCTTCTTTGTGAATTGGGTAAGATCGCCTAGATCACCAACGGAAACACCTGCTTTTTTCATCAAATGATTTGCTGCAGAAGATGCTCCATTCTTGATCCAGCTAAACCCTTTACCAAGGAAGTCCCCAATCGAATTCCAGAATCCGTTTGTACCTTTGGCATAAGCTTTTGCGCCAAGCATGCGTTCTGTGTCGCTGCCGTTCAGAACTTGGGTTCCAGCCGGCATATTCTGATAGAGAGTTGGAACAGCAGGTGATAGGCCCGCAGCTCCTTGAGGAGTGAACCAAAACTCCGGTTTACCACCATCGCCAAGAATGGCATTACCTCCTGGATGTCCCCCTAACGCTGTTCCTGTTGCATAGGCATGAGCCCCACTCTTATAAACGCCTGCACTGCTTGTGTCGGCAGTCGTCTTCTTTCCTTGTTGTCCAAAGGTTGCTCCTGAAGATTTACCAGTAAATAATTTAACAAGACTGTTCCAAAATCCTGAGATATTCTTCCACATTTTATCCCAGAAACCTAGAACTTTTCCTGTTTCCCAATCGACTTGATCTACATGCCCCTTAGCTTGTTTCTTGGCATAAGAGACGACTTTCTGCTGCATCTCTTTAGCGCTGTTAATAGACTTATCACGCTGTCTTTGAGCCGCCTTAATTAACTTAGTTGCCTGATCCGCGCTTATGGAATGTGTATCATCACGCTCATGAACGATTGCTTGCACCACTTTGTCGTATTTACGGTTCGCTGATGCAATCGCAGATTTCTCAGACTTTCGGGCATTATGGACAACGTCCGCAGCCTGTTGGGCTGATAGTTTTCCAGAATCAGCTTTCAATCTCTCAAAAATGGAACGCTGTTCTTTTGCACCTTTGGACATGTTCATGATTGCATAATCATTCATCTGCGCTTGTAGTGCGTTGATTTCTTCCTTCTCACGAGCGGTCAGGCGCCGGTGTTCTTTCCGCGCCTTGTCAAGAATATCGGTAATTCGGTTCTGGGCTCTGCTTACCGTTTTCGTCTGATTTTTATAGCTGTTCTGCATGTTCCATAAGATCGTGTTCTGCTCACTAGCTGAGATTCCCTTAGTAGATCTCATAAATGATGTGAGCGTATCTTTGTCCTGATAATAATGACTTTTCATAGTTTCAGTTATGGAAGTTGCCATATCGCTATAAGTTGTTTTTAGCGCGCTTGCAGTTGACTTGCTGATCTTCTTACCAGATGCCTCGAGCGACATCAGCTGTTCGGTGGCTTTGCTGTTAAGGTCCTCATATGCTTTTATCGATCCTGATAATTCATAATCATTGCCGCCTTTGAACATGCCCTGGATTTTTCCACCTGCCCACTTTCCTACAGCAGATCCAGCGAGTGATCCAGCAGCCGCACCAATACCACCACCAATTGCGGTACCAACACCTGGCATGATTAGAGTACCTAAGGCTGCTCCTCCTGCAGCACCGCCCCAGGTTCCACCCATGGAACCAAGAACATCACCAATATGTGACCCGGCAGTTCCCTTAGTCATGCCGAGAAGACCAGTTAGTGATGCAAGAATTCCAAGGCCTGCAACACCTCGACCAAGCCATTTCGCACCAGTTCCTGCAGTACGCAAAAGACGTCCACCACGTGAAGCATTCTGAGCAACATCTTCGACAGTTTCAGCAGCAGTAGAGGCACTACCACGCTTAAATAAACGTTTAATGAAGCCGCCTTTTTTCCCTTTTGCAGAGGCGCTACCTGTTCCACCAATATCAACGGATGATCCAACCCCGCCAACATTTCCTTCTGCTCGGGAAAGATTTTCAGCAGCAACTGTGTTCTTTTCCATTTCGCGGCGTTGTGCTGCAAGTGATAAAGTTGAATCTGCTGTCCGACCAGTCATTCTACCAATGACAGAGTTGAGCATTCCGTAACCTTTTGCGACTGCACCAACGCCCCGAATAAACAGACCGAATCCAGCTGCCAAACCAATTAACGCTCCCGTACCAACTGCTGTGTAGGTAATAAATGCCTGTTGTTTTGAAGATAGATGATTAAACCAGTCAACAACCTTTTGTCCTTTATTAACGAACCAGTCAAGTATTGGAACAAGATGATTACCCATGCTGATACCCGCAGTTTCGGCCGATCCTCTCAGCTGTTCAACATCACCTTTGAGGTTCTTCATCTTTTGCGCTGCAACATCTGCGGCTTTGATCTTGTCCATCGCTCTGGCCATAGCATCGACGCCCTTGGCACCTTCTTGGAAGAGGAATCCTGCACCACGGTAACCGTCTGTGCCGAACATCGTTTTAAGAGAATCGCTGACCTGCTCAGAGGTCATTCCCTTCAAGTGCTTGGATAACAATTGTGCTATATCGTCAATCTTCTTTAGATCGCCATGTTGATCGTAGAATGCGGAGTGCAAAGCTCCCGATTGCATGGTTAAGTCTTTGAACGCTTTCTCCTGTTTCTTAGTCCCTTCTTTGGCACCGGACATTTTCACAGACAACGCAGTAAGCTGATCCATCAACTTCCCTTGATCGGTAGACAAAGGCTTAATCCCATGCGCCTGTAACAGTTTCATTGCTTGCGAGGCATCGAAAGTCAGCAATCCTAAACGCTCAAATTCACTTGCAGCTTTCTCAGTTTGTGGATGCAAGTTTAAGAGCATCGTTTTAAGCGACGTGCCAGCATCGCTTCCCTTTATCCCGTGCTGGGCGTAAACAGCCAAGGCTGTCGCTGTGTCTTTAAAAGATAGACCTGCAATTGATGCCGCCCCGGATACCATAGATAGAGAGTATTTTAATTCGCTGACATCTGTGGCACTCGCATTGGCCGCACCTGCTAGAATATCAGCAGCTTTAGCAACGCTTAAATGATCTTTTCGGAATGCATTCAAGGCTGTCGAAGCGACTTCTGCCGCATCCTTCAAATTCAATTCCCCAGCCGTTGCTAAACTAAGTGATCCGGATAGGGCACCATGCATAATGTCTGATACACTAACACCGGCCTTAATCAGTTCTTCTTCTGCTTGTGCTGCTTCCAAAGCGGAATATTTTGTCTTGGCGCCTTGGACAATTGCTAAATGTTCTAGAGATTTGCTGTATTTTTCAACGTCTTTCGGATCCATAACGGATTTTGTGCTAGACATCTGCTGTTGAAAGTCCATGGCCTTTTTACCAGCATAGGCAAGCCCTCCGCCGACGGCCAATGAAGCGTAGCCGAAGGTATTGGTCAGTCCCTCACCGGCATCACGCATATTACTGCCGATATTTCTATACTTTTTCGCTGACTTTTTGAAAACATTATTTTCCGCGGAATTTAACTTATTAAAACTTCGCGTTGTCTTCGCAAGATCACCCTGCAGATCACCGAGGGCGGCAGATTCCTCATTGATTCGGACACGCATTCGGTGGAGCGCATTGCCGCTTTGTACGGCTTGCCCCCTCATCTCAGCATATTGATCCTTTAATGCAGAAACTTTTTTCTTCTGCAAATCAACTACATCAGAAAGTCCGGATGCTCTTTTTCTAAGAGAATCTGTTTCCCTTCCCATGTCGGAAAGACCAGCCGTAGATGCTCTGAGCGCTGATTTCTGCAACTCAAGCTGACGTTCCAACTGTTTAACACGTTCTGCGGCTGACGCCGTTTGATTGGCGTTCTGGCGCATAGACTCAGTGTTTTGATCAGCCTTACGTGAGGATTCCTGATACTGTGCGCCCATATAGCTAGCGGATTGTCCAGCACGTTGTGTTGCACGTTCCATTTCAGCTGAGGCACGCTTGGTGTCGTCTATCCGTCGATTTGCTTGTTCCAGTGCTGAATAATTAACGACAAATTCTACTCTATTGGTTAATTTCCTAACGACGCCCATCAGTCCTCACCTCGCATCAATTTGAGTTTCATTGCAGCCACTTCGTTAAGTACAGCAAGCCGATGCGCATCGGCAAGCATTACTTCCTCTTCTGTACAAATACCCGCGATTACAGGTTGCCAAATTGAAAAATCACGTTCGACTTCTTTAACAATTCGAACTGGTGCAGGCTTAGTGCAGCAGTTCTCCAAGAAATCGGTCGGCCGCGGCCATCACCCGGTTATAACCTTCGTTTTCATCCCAGTAATCCCAATTTGTTATAGGTTCAACAATGACATGTTTCATGAGCGCTTCATTGTAGTCTTTGGTCACTACCACACCTGCAACATTCTTGGCACTGTCAATCAAGTCCTGAGCCTTGCGAATACCAGGGAATTGAAAAGTATAAGTTCCAATAACCTTCCCGTCATCATCTTTAAGTTCAAATTTTTCTTGCTTGCCTTTTTTTGAAAGATGTTCAACCTTAACATTTGTTTTTGTTTCTACCATTGTGAGTCACGCTCCAATTTAATTTTTAAATAAAATAAAAAGACGGGTTGTCCCGCCTTCATCATGCAACATTGTCTTGATAATCCAGAACTGAGAAAGTGAAAGCACGCGTCGGAACTGATGTGCCAAGCGTACCATCTGCCTTCTTCGTCACCATTGCGTTTTCGCCACCAACTGTTTCAGTGCTGCCATCAGGTAAAGGTATTTTAATTTTCAATGGCTTAATCACACTTGAATTCGCCTCGGCGACAAACAGTGGAAGCGCCGGAGAAGTGAGCAACAAGTTAATCGTGATCGTTCCTCTCGTATCATTACTCTTGGCGAAAGAACCGTTTCCCTGCGCATCAACAACCGCTGTGACCTGGTCATTGGTTTGCTGAAACGATACCATGTCGCCTTCTGCAAAATCAGTAATGACGGTATCGCCTCGAATAACGGTTACTTGGGACGCATCATATTGTTTTCCTGCATCTACTGCCATGGCTTAACCCTCCTTATGCGGCAATTTCGCCGTGAATTGTAGTCTGATGAATGGCTGACTGACGGGTATACGAGAACGATGTACCCGAATAGGTCCAGCTATCGATCGTTGCACGGTCAATACTTGTGATTGGTACCGTATTTACCGAGAATGCCGGCAGATTCGTGGTCGGGTCTGTATCGACGATCCCGTTCGTATAGGCCGTATTCAGCACGCCTTCGACGCGTGAAGCAATGAGCGCGATGCCTGCCGCCGTATAAGGAAGCTTACCTGATGTTTGCAGCAAGTCTTGAACAGAGGTCTCGATGTTTGCCTTCACCCAATCGTCGCCATGCAGCGCGTCGATGTACTCGCCGCCAGCGGTCTTACCTTCAGTCGTCTGTGGAATGCCTGCTTTGAGCACATAAGCATTTCCACCAGCCGTATGGATGGCTTGAACCTGCGCCGGCGTCAAATCATCGGGTGTGATCCCTGACAGGTTCCCGCGGAACTTCCATGTGATCGAACCAACAGTGAGCGATCCAGCATTTCCAATCACTGCCGCGTCTAAGTTTTCGCCAGCAACTGCATGCACATAAACCGCCGTGCGCTTATATCCGACAAATGTATCGGATATGGGACCGTATGGAGTAATTCCGCTTGCATCAGCCACCTGCAGGAACAGGAACTTGTAAGATTTCGCTTCGATATACTGAGCAGCAGCCAAAATGTCTGCTGCTACCCCGCCCGCAACGACAGCAAAATGCCAATCCTTTGCGAAGCAATTATCGAGGGCATCGCTCACGCTGCCTGCTGTATACGTCTGCACAGCAACTGGTGTCCCCGCATTTGCCTGTGCGAAAAAGTCACGTGCTTTGCCGTGCACATCCGTTCCCTCTGCGTAATCTGCAGTGAGCGCTGTGAGATTTGCATATTCCTTATAGGTTGGTGTACCCTCGGCAACAACAGGCGCAAGAATAAGCAGCAATCCGAAGCCAACAACCGACGCCGGATTTGCCACGTCAATGTTAACAATTACGTCTGATAATGTTTCTGGCATTATAAATCCTCCTAATCTTAATTAATTGGTGCCTGTTCAATCTGCGGCAACTCCTCGACAAATGGATCAACTGCACGTAACTGGATATCAAAACCCACATTGCGCTCGTAATCGATCGTGATGAAGTTGTCCCGATTGGTGAAACCCTGGATACTGACGAGCACCAGCCCGCCATTTTCCAATAAAAAACTCCGACCGGCATTCGATCGGAGGTATTGCTGTGCTCGTTCTGCTAGATTGAGCGCTTGAATCGCTGATTGTGACTTAAAAGTCAGACTGACAACCATTTCAAACTGTTCTGCTGGTTGTGGTTGCACCTGATTACCAACAATCAGTTTTGGCGTTGTTATCGTGTACGTTGCAAACGGATAAGCAGGTTGATCACCTGCTGAATCCGCCTGAATCAGCGTAATGCCAAGCGAGCGCATCGCTTGTACCAATGTCTTGGTAACGGTTGAGTAATCAAAGTACATTGGATCAGCCAAATGCACTCACCCACTTCAATTCGTACTGTGTGAAGTCTGCATAATCTTCATACGGTGTTTTGCCTTCGACACTGTACTTCTGACCGGAGCGGACAATAACTGTCTTTGCCGGTATGTCTGGCTTGTCGATCAACAGCTGCCGATCAGACTCTTTTAGACGACCACCACTTTGATAGATCTCGTTTTGTGAGAACGGAATAAGTGCACCTGTGATCGGTACTTCCACCGGATCACTGCCTGGCACCCATTCCCCGCTGTCGTCATAATGTCCCGGTGTTCCTTGCTGAAGCATTGTGAGAGGAACGCTATACTCGGCCAACATATCGCTGAAATCAAACATCGGCATTGTCTCTCACCACTTTCCAAGTCACTGCTGCTCGTAAATGCCCGGTATCCATCAATGGATTGGTGCTGTGTTTCTGCCGGTCAGCAACCGTAATCGGTGACAATTTCGGATCACGGAGATTGCGCATCTTTTTCTGGACATCACCAACAATTAAAGCACCTAGCCGTGAATATGCTTGCTTGGCTGTTATCTCAAGCGAGCAGACTAATTCAATCTGCCGCTCAAAGAAGTCTGTCCATTTTTCGTTCTGCTCATCGAACGTGGAACGCAAAAAAGACCGCTCGGGGACTGTCACTTGTTTTGCAAGCATATAGCAGAATTCAATTTGATCCTTCCCCTTGTTCCGGCAAAGGTAAGCAGTTCCCTCTTTCGTTTTCAAATAGAATAGATCGAGTGACTTCGGATCAACACCCTTGTACTTCGGTGCAAGTGGAATGACCATGTAATTCTTCTTGGCTTTGATCGTCATGCCGAACTCCTGTACGCTAGCGATCATTGCTTCCGTGTAATCCCCGCCATCACCAAAGATACCTATTTCAATCGCTAGATGATCTAACTCATGAAACTCGTGCATGATGCGGTCGTACCCGCTGCTATCATCCTCTATTGGCATCAGATCACCACCAAATTAAGACCGCCTGAACCGTCAATGCGTTTGAGCAGTCGCTTGTACTCCTGACCATAAGGTGTAGCATCTAATCCCTTATTCGTATCCAGCTGACTGTTGGAAAAAGATCGCTGCATCGGTCCCACACGCTCGCTCTGCGCTCTTCTGACGTTCAAAGATGCAAAGTGCGCCGCAAGATATCGATTCAAGCGCTCGATGTACTGCGACGGAACATGACGTTCTGTTACTTCTTGATAAGCGTCATCGATGCTTACCTGTAAATCATTATCCGATAAGGATGAGAGGTGCTTGGCAATCGAGCGGACGCGTGCAAGAGTAGTTTTGCTTGTCGGGTCTGTATCAGCCATAGGGCTTCACCCCTTATTCGTCCGGATTGACGATTTTGTCTTCCGGAGGATTCTTAATGCTCTCAACCTGTTCAGCAATGGCATCAAGCACCGTCTTCCGTTTGCTCTTGCCATTTTCAGCTGTTTTAAACTTGTCCAGCAAGCCAAGGTCAAAGGTGTCATTGACTAGATCAACAGCTGCATTAACATCAACCGCAGTGATATCAGTCTTGCTGACGACTTCAATTTCTTTGCCAATCAGCACCTTGTTCAACGGATGCTTTGCCGCTTCGGCATAAGCCTTGGATTCTTCAACAGATAAATCATTGACGCCCGGAAGCAACCGAGCGCCAATGTGACGAACATAATTCCCTTTGTTTTGTACGAGCATCAGATTCCATCTCCTCTTGCTACACCCATTGGATAGCGGATAATCACACCAGCAAGACGCTCTTCGCATGGGACTTTCCAGCGTGGGTACTTCCATTCCGGATCCAGCCGTGTAAGGTCCATGCTGATGAGTAACTGCATCACTTCAGGAGAGCAGTCCATGACGAGCATCGAGTCTGTACCTGAGGTCCCAACACCTTTTAAATCAGGCACACGGTGGATCATCGAGAACCAGTTATACCCGTTCAGTACCTGCAGGATCGAACGAGAATCATAGTCGCTGTAACGACGGTTCAACTCTTCATACTGATCAGCAGGAACACACAGGCAAAGGCTGCCAGAGTTTGCATGACCAGGAAGTACGGTAATCAATTTACGCAGCTTACGAACGTCCTCAATAATTTCTTCTGAGGTCTTGTCCACCCACTTGGTTGATGTCGCCCCTGCGTTTTGATCAACTGCTTTTGTCTGAATACCAGTAGCATTCACAGCTCCTTTGATGTTGTACTTGCTGTCCCCGAGCCATGCGATCTTGTTTTCTTTTTCAGCTATCGCACGACGTGCAACTGCAGCACGTGCCGTATCAATTGGAGTGTTTGCCATTTGAGCCGCTCTCAGTTCTTGTACGGAATATCCATAGCCAATCGCAATCGTGTAGATGTCAACGTGCTCGCGCTTCAGATCAATGTCTACGAGTGGCAGATCATCGGCACCGTTCGCCATAATCTTGGCAACGCCTGTACGTGTCATAACGTTGTAAGCGTAGGTTTCTGCGCCTGCCGGTACGTCTGACTTAATGTCAAAGCACTGGCGAGCAGTCAGTTCTTCATATTTTGGTTCGTATAGCACATTATCGAGCTGCTCAAGATCAAGCGCTCTTAAATTTGCTCTGTATGGTGCTGGCATTTTTCATTCCCCCTTCGTTTTACGGTAAGTTAATTTCTAGTTGTGCTAGATTACCAGCTTGTGCGGTCGTTCTGAATACGCCGACGGTGTCAGATACAGTTGCTGTCGCGCTGCCTTTCTGACGGAAGTCTCCGGTTTCGTTGTCCACGACTGCTTGCTTGCCACGGATAACATCTTCGAGTACCTCAACCCAAATAATTCCCCGGCGTAGGACGGTTACAGGTTGTCCTGTTGGATAGGCTGTGCCGGTAATTTCACCAGTGGATACATCATCCACTCGATACTCGCCGGCAAAATGGTTTGCGACGGCCACACCAACGAAGGCAGAGCCGGCAGCCCCGTCATATTTCAGTACCTTGTCCGGATCATCCGGTGATTGTTTCAACGCAAGGCCCCATGGAATATCTGCGCCGGCACCGAAGGTTTCGGCATGCTCATCATGGTAGCTTGCGAGTTTACCTTTGCCGGTTTCCGGAGTCATGTACTGCTCATAAGAATTAATAGGCATTGTTTAATCCCTCCTTATTTGTTTTTGTTCATGTTCTTCATGTTCATGCGGTCAGCACGCTTCTGCTCAATAGCCTTTTTATTGCCGGCAGCACCCTGCAGGTTCTTCAGATTGTTTGCGCCATCAGAATGGAAGCCCTCAGCCTCAATTTGGCCAACCATGGCATCGTAGAACGCATTGACATAGTCATCAGACTTGCCGTCACCTTTGAAATCTTCCTTGGCTGTCTGAATAACCGCTTCTTTAATGTCACGGTCCGTCTTTCCCTTGAAGTCGAACGAATCGCCGAGAATCTGCGTTGCACTGGTTACGAGCTCAAGACGTTCCTCAACCTTTTCGTCCAGCTTGTCGGATACAGCTTTGGCTTCCTCGAGTTCCTGTTTCTTCTGCTCGAGTTCTGTTTCCAAAGCATCATATTTTCCCTGCAGCTTGTCATGCTCCGCTACCTTTGTGGCTGCGGTATCGAGTTTAGCCTGTTGGGCTTCGAGATATGATTTGACTGCTGTATCTACCTCGTACTCTTGATTGTCAATCTTGTACTTTGCCATGTGCTTTGTTCCTCCCTTGTTTGGATCTGCTGAATCTACCATGTAGGCAGATTCTTGTGCGGCGTCGCCTCTGATTGCGACTGTCGGTCCCGCACGACCGCGATACCACGGCAACGTGATTGATCTCAACGTTTCTTTGCACCGCATCATAATGCTCGCCGTTATATTCACCCTGCGTCATAGCCACATCAGACATAAAACCAATGGACAGCTCACGTTTGCCGTTCTTGATCTTTTGAATCAAGTCCTTATCCGTGATTGTCATGGACACGGTCAGCTTGTTCCCGAATACCTGAGCATCCGTGTGCGTCATGCCCTTCGAGTACGTCTGATAGTTCGCCAGCGTCACAAGTTCATGCGGATGGTCATCCGTCACTGGCTTTCCAATCGCCGAGCGAACCGTACGATCAGAAAAGATTTCATCCGGAAGCTTAGCCTCCATCTGAATCCCGCCATCGCTCCGCATGTACGGAAAAACGCCAGGTCGGGTAATCGGTGCTTTGACCGTTAGAAACCCTTCTGGCGTTTCGGAGAAATCCTCTATGAGTGCTTTGTCGTACCGTTGCTTTTTCACATATGATCACCACCTTTCGGGATAAATTAATCCATAACGCAGGACTAGGCGAGATAAACGAATCACCCCCTTGTGGAATTGTTAATTACAACGGTATCTGTTAGATTATCTGCCAATTCCTTGAACTTTTTATCGATTTCTTCTCTTACTTTCTTTCCTATTCCATCAAGATTAACTTCCACAGCAATGTTTCGTAATTGGTTGGATTCATTAACACCTTTACGGTATTCCTGTTCCATTAGCAAAGCGATCTCTTGAAGCTGATCTGCCGTCAGCGACTTGAGCGTTTCCGAACCAATCAGACTTGCGTAATGCCTCTGTAGGTCTTTAGGATAAATGGCATCCATGGGCTTCATTTCAATCACTTACCTTTTTATAAGTTTCCTCAAAGACGCCTCGACTCAACATCTGTTCTTTTTGACCAAAAAGACGGATTATATAATCTTTGTCCTTCAGTTCCTGCTCGCCGTGCTGACCATTAATAAAAAATTTTGCCCTTACACTTGGATAGAGATCGGGGTGATTCACGAATTCATCAACTCTGAATTGTTTTGCCTCGATGATATCTGAAGTCCTAACATATCTGTGCTTTGAAACATCACTTTTTCTCGTATCCACTTTTCGTTCTGTAATTCTTGCACTTGGTTTGTCCATTTGTGCCTCCTAATCATCAAATACTGGATATGCTACACATCGGCATCGAAATGGTTCTCCTGGCAATCCTTCGCTTGGTGGGTTGTCATATGAGAATATATGGCCGTTCAAGTCTCTGTGCTTTGGACGAACCCGATTGTCTCCAGCGTCCACCCATTCAAACTTCTTAACGCCAACCTCTCGATGCCTTTTGCCAGTCATTTGTCCGAAGATTGTCCCTGTCTGGTCCACAGCAATAAACTGCGCTCGATTCCGCGTCATACCTACACGATCGACAAGACCTTGGCGAATGTCACCAATACTCTGACCTTTCTTTACACCCTGATAGATGATCGATTCGATCTTAGGAAAAAACTCATCCCTGATCGTGCTGATGTATGAAACATTTTCGGCAACACTGCTCCGCATGAACTCAGCAAGCCATGGTTCTGACTGCGTCGGATCAATGCTATGAATCGCTCCCTGTGCTTTCGTATTTGCCTTGCTCTGCTCATTAACTGTCTTCACAAACCGCTCGGCTGTGCGTTGCACGTCGCTATTTGAAAAAATCCCAAGAGAAAGCCCCTTAATGAGTTCAACTGCTTGCCGAATCACATCAAGGGGTTCATCTTGCCTGTATTCAGTTGCATCCTGCCGCGCTTTGTACTGCTTAATCTGTGACTTAATCTGATCATCAAAGATTTGCAATGTCAGCTTGCCGAGTTGGTCCACCATATTCAGGAGTTGACGTATATAAAAGCGTTCAGCGCTCCAAGGGTACCGAGTTTTAGGAATTCGCTTTACCATGATTTTGCGCCTCCTGATGTGCTCGGTAAATCTCTTTGGCCATAGCTTCTATTTCTTCTTTACTGTATCCATCAAGTGAAGCGGCATTGGGAACACTGCTAACACCAGTGCTGCCAAACCGTGCCGCCTTGATCTCATCTGGATCAGCAACGCCATTAACCAGGTAAATCTGATCAGCCTGTGCATTGGCCAAACGAATCTTGCTGTCAGTCTCGGAATCTACATGCCATAAAGGATTGAATTTGATCTGATAGTCTACCTTTTCCGGATCCGTATGGCCAAACTCTTCCGACTGCAAGATGAGATTAATAAGATGTTCCAAATGCGGCCGCAGCTGGTTCTCCTGCATCGCTGAGATACGAGCATAATAGTTCATTACATCGTACTGAGCGCCGGCAATCGTTCCCGCTTGTTGTCCTTTAATAACACTCTTTGGCATCCGTACAGCTCCCGCAAGATAATCCCATACGTAATCGAGCAAGAAGTTAACTCCTGTTACCGGAGTTGCCTTCTTTTCGAGCTCTTCATCTTTGCCGATAATAGCAAGTGCTTCTGTTCGAAAAGCGAAATCCATTAACATGCCAAGCTCTGCTTTATCGGACTTGCTCAGGTCGTCCGCGTCCATAGATTTATAGACCTTAAAGACATAATCATAAAGGATCTGCCCAACAGACCACAGCGAAGTATCGAGCACCTTAATCACATCGTATAGCGGCTCGAGGATTGACTGCCCTTTGCCCTCAAGCTCGTCCTCTTCAAGCAATCGTGTCTGATCGTGGATAAGCCGTGACGAGTGAATCTTGTTGTCTACCTCGGCGATTGAGGTCCCGCTCAATATCTGCTGGCCGATCGGCGTCAGTCGATTGATCTGAAAGAACTCTACAGTACCGTAATCCCTGCTAAACGGATCACGGTTCATGACGAAATTATTTACCTTGTAGCTGCTGAACGGGTTCAGGTAGTCAATGCTCTTGATCTTCAGCGGATCCAATGGATCGCTCAAATTGAAAGTAACTGATTGAGTAACCCCAAGTGCGATAAATCCGTCACCACGTAACCGCTCATACTGCCGGCATTTGTAAAAGGCTTGCTTCGCGTTCAAATCGCGCAGCTTTTTCATCAGCTGATCGTGCAGCGCATTGTCTTTTAGCTCAATGTCCCATCCGTTCTGCGTCATATCCTCAGCTGGTATGTCAACGATGTTCTGTACGATGGCATTGGTCGCGTAAAGATCGGACAGATCTTGTTGTGTCATCTTATGACGTATCTGCGGCCGCTGCCTCGTGATTTTGTCGGTTCCATAGCCTTTCTTCTGACCGGTCATAAAATCTTCTCTGAAACCGTCCGTGCGCACTGTATCAATTGTTTTCTGCATGTCTCTCACCTCCTGCCGTAAAGCTTCTTATATCGATCAAGTGGACTAGCAACATTTCTGATATCTTCCATAGCGTACCGCATGGCGTCCATCAAGTGGTTGTATTCATCAACCGGCTTGTTGATTGCCTTACCATTGCTCTTGTCCTTATCCCAAACATAGTTGCCAAGCTCCGTCAGCACGTTCGTACACTTAGGATGGACAATCAAGTGATAGCCTTGGATCTTCTGAATGCCGTTCAGAATGGAATCCTTGCCCTTTTGAGCTTCCTTAATCCGATGAATGCCAAACCGCCGAATCTCTTCAATACTCTTAGGCTCAGCAGCATCAGCCACGATCTTTTCCTTGGCATAGCCCTTGTATTTAATACGGTCCGCAATGTCCTTGTTGACCATTCCTTGCTCATAGAATTCATCAAAGACATAGATTGTTTCCGCTCGCAGATCAACAAGCATTGCAATAAATGCCGTAGGGTCGTTGGTATATCCGAAGTCAAGACCAAACGCTGACTTGATGCCAAGTCTTCGGGTAACCTCTGCTGGATCGAATTCCTGCTCTTCGTAATTGTCGTAGATTGCACCTTCTGCAATACCCCATTCTCCGAGGCCTTCAATCTTGTACCTGCGTGGGTCTTTGACCTTCATCTTTTCAAAGAGATCGATGTCGTCCTGACCAAGAAACTCATTGCATCGGTAGTCGGTCGTCTTAGCCATCACATCAGAATCGGGAACATCAAAAAAACGCCGCTTCAGCCAGTGTTTTTCATTCCACGGGTTGAAAGTCAGCGTTATTTGTTTGAAGTATCCTGGTGGCAAATTACCACGAATACTCATATCCACTTTGTTAAAGGCATCTTCATCCTCGACCTGGTAGGCTTCCTCGAACCATGCCCAGCACAAGAACCCTGTTTCGACCGTAATTGAGGTTACAGACATTGGCTTGTCCATGCCTCGAAACATGATCTTCTGTCCGGTCGGCTTATATCGCAGTTCCAATGGAGATAGGCTTGCTTGCCAGTATGCTTCAACGTGCAGTCGGTTGATTGCCCATTTAAGCTGTGCATAGGTTGAATCCTTATGGTCCTTAAAAACCTTACGGACAATCAATGCATTGGCTAGTGGATACTCCATAATGCGTTCGATGAAATTGATTGCAGTCGTTACAGATTTTTTAGAACCACGACCGCCCTTGCATACGCGGTACCGGCCTTTGAAATTCCAATAGTCTTTATATCCACCGCCGACAACGTCTTTTAAGCTGATCTCAATCATTGAGATCATTCACGATCTTAACTGACTGTGCTCCGGTGATTTCAACTTTATCAGTAGGACGATAACCACCACGATCAAGAATGTCATGAAGGATATTCATCCGCATGGTCTCGATCTTTTCCCATGCTGCTGGCTTGATCAAGAACTTTGTAAGGCGATCGATTTCTTTATTCGCATTTGATCTCTTTAGGGAAACAGGTTTTTGCTCCTTCAAAGCTTCATCCATTTTCTCCTTCAGTTCCATGAGCAAGGCTTGATTATCATGTTTCTTTGCCTCCCGCATTTGCCCCTCAATCTCAGCCACCTTACTGTTTGCTTCATCGATTGCAGGCTGCATGTCGATCAATGACTTCTGAATGTCATCTATCTCCTGCATCGCTTGATTATGCTTTTCAATTTTCTTATCGACTTCATCCAGCTGCTGCCACAACTTCGCATATGCGATATTGCTGTCATGTTCAAAACGCTCTCGTAGCTTCGCCATTGCTTCGTCAATTTTTTTCGCGACCTTAGCATTTCTTAGCAACTTTGCACCGGTCACAGCTGCTGTTTTTTCACTGTAACCGGCCTTAATGACCGCTTGCGTGGCATTAAATGACGTCAAGTACTCTCTTACAAATGCGTCTTGTCTAGGATTGAGATCGTTCATTCTACATCACCTCTACCTCCATTTTTTCATAATAAAAGATCGGCAGTATTTGCCGACCTCTTATATGTTCATTTTTTGATTAAAAATTTATAAATAGTTTCAATTGCTTCTCTGTATTCGCTTGGCCAACTTGTTTGAGCGTCCGAATCATCAATACTATCAAATTCCAATTTAGGACCATCTTGAGGCTCGACGATTAATCTGGCTTTCAACATGTATCTATCAGGAGTTTTAAAATCAATTTTCTTTATATTCAATTCATAAGACTCAATATCTATTCTTACATCATCTGCAAAATGAAGAACAAATATCTTTGTATCTGAAAACACGATGACTTCAGAATCTTTACTGTTGAAAAAGTTCTTAGGATAGAAAATTTTCATTTCATCTTTCAAGTAATTTTCAATCGACTGCAACAATTCTTCATGATGTTTTGGATCAGCTCTAAATGAATTTATATACATATCAAAAAATCTTTTATAAGTAATTGCCATGGCAATCATCTCCATTCTGCATAATACCACTCCATTCAACAAAATAGAACAATATTCCTGCTTATTCTTAAAATAAAAACACCCCCGAAGGAGTGCTGATAGCCAATCTTTATTCAATAGGCAACTTTTGAATGTTTAAAAATGCTACACTCTCATAGTTAAAATTTCTACAAAGATTAGCTGCCATTATATGTAATTCATCTTTCCCGATTGAAGAATAAGTACTCGTGTAATTATTATAAATATACGAGCTACCATCTTTGAGATAACCAATGTATGATACTAAGAACATCTTTATCGTCCCCAATTCTGCAGAATACCAATCTATTCCACAAAACAGGACAATTTTCCTGCTATTTATACAGGATAATGTGTGTGAATGAAGAATTATATGTTTGAAGGAGGTGAATTCACCATGTCTAAAATTATAACGTATGATCTCGACTCGCCAGGTCAAGATTATAGTAAACTTATTGATGCAATTAAATCTTATTCAGATTGGGCAAAAATAAGTGAGTCTTGCTGGGTAATATCCTCAGCAGATTCTTGTGTAACCATTAGAGACAATCTAAAGAATTACATTGACACCAATGACAAATTATTTGTCGCTACATTAAACGGAGAAGCTGCTTGGTCAGGAAGCATTTCTAGTACCGATGATGTAAAGCGGGTAATACAAAATTAATTCTCGCTTTTCCCTGTGAGTAAATCATAGGGATTTTTTATTACAGCACCAACGGTGCGCCATATTCAGGATCTTGATCGGAGGCTGTTCTCAACTCCCCGACCTGCCTTCCATGGTAATAGAATATCACAGATTTTCAAGTCGAATGTGTTTTCATTGTGTACTCTTTTCATTCCGCACGAACAGCACGTGACGCTTTTCGGTATATCCTGTTGCTCACTCGTGCGCCAATCCTTCTAATCCAGTCGTAGCTGTACCCAAGTTCATGCGATATTTCTAGTAGCGACTTACCCTGCATCTGCAAAACCGCAACCTTGTAGTCAACGCCATCAAGTTCGCTGATCTTGGTCTCAAGCCGCTTCTTGCAATATTCCTTATCGTCCAGAACATTAAAAAGCGGGCGCAGAACATCATCGATTTTATATATTTCCTCAAGGGCACGATCAAACTTAATTATTGCACGTACACCCATCTTCCAGTAATATTTTCGTTCGATTTCTAGCTGATGAATCCGCAGATAGAGACAGTCAATCTCACCGCACAGATCATGATACATTTTGAGCGGCAGAAGTTCCGTAGCTGTTGTCATCCTTATCGCCCCTTCCTGCGCAGCGCACCATGGCGACGTTCATAAATTGGTTGATCGATGCCCATCAACTCTCGTAATTCACGTTTTGATATATAACGTTCCTTCTTAATCTTCTTTGGCTTATCATTCGATTTCATAGCGCGCCTCCTTGTTTGGCAAATAAAAAAGGACACCAATCAAGCGCGTTAACGCTCAATCAGTGTCCTCAGGCTTTCCTATCTTGGACAGCAGACTATTCTATATTAAACTCATTTTCGAATAATTCTTCTCGTTTAATAGCTTTATTTCTCGTACACATTGAAGACTTTGGATTATTTCCTACTAAAATATAGTCTTTATTAATTGGATATAGAATAAACCATGTTTCGTTTTTAAGTATAAATGTAACGTTTTGATTTTTATTGAGTCCTGAAAATTTTAAGGATGGGTATACAATTAAAGGTACTATTAGTGAAAATAATAAAGATCCAATAATTTTACCTATTAGAATAATATTTTTACTTTCATCTAGCTTATCAAGTTGATGAGAAAGATCACTTAACATAAACAAAAAGCTCCCTATCAACGCTAAGATAAAGCAAGTGAAAATCAAATACTTCATTTGGTACTCTGTCATTTTTCTAGAGTGAATAATTAATTTAGCTGATATTTTTTTTAAATCATCATAAATCATTTGATACAAGTATATTATTGAGGCAGTTAGCAATAAAATGAATGAAACCACCTCATAAAGAGCATGATTATAGAATAGATGTTCCACCATAAAAAGCGAGATTCCAAACAATATTACAAAAACATATACAGATATAACAAGATACTTGAAAAAATTTATTAGAACCATTTTTTCTTTAATGTATAATTTTTTCTCAAGTGTTGTAGCAGAGAATATAGATACAGGTCGTAATTTATATAAAAAAATTACAACAGAAGATGAAATGATAAATATTGTCGAGTTAGAAATTCCAATTATCTTTAAAACACTAAAAAAAGATTCTTCCATTTACCAATCACCAACTTTTAAAATAATTCATTATCATCATACTTTATTTTAGCAACTTTTCCCTTCGCTGTCTCGATTATTGTGAATCCGTGCTCAACCGCTTCGGTTACTTTCGCTTTACCTTGCACACCGTCTAGGATCACAATTAGAACTTTTCCTTGCTCCATCTTCTGAGTAACGCTCAGGTCTTGCAGATCTATCTTCATTTCTTTTAATCTCACGGTAATCCCTCCTGATATGGTAAAATGAGGTATCGGTTGATCGGGAGGGATCCCGATTTTTTATTAGGAGATGATACTTTGAGTGGTAAATCATTCTCTTGGTCGTTTTCCATCACATTATTTCTGTTGCTTATTTTTCATGCGCTTTGGCTCAAGATACTACTCATCTGTATAAGTGTCATCGTGTGTGCCTTAAAATTTTGGAAAACATATTATAAGAAAATCGCCATTGCTCAAGTGACGCTCTATTTATTTATTGTCTGTCTTGCCGCTATTGCGATTTAGGAGTCAACTGTTCAGCAATTCATGATTGATCTGCATCTTTACTCTCGCCTGTGCCTTTTTCCATTTTTCCGGTATCTCTTTTCCCTTCTGGTAAAGTCCATAATGGTACGGGCAGAAATCAATTTCACGGCCAACATTCTTAGCACAGTCCTCGCACATTGGTATATCGCAAGTTTCATAATCAGGACCATTATTTGCGCACAGCTGTTTATAGTCCCTCATGAAAATTTGTTGATTGGAATAGCCGATAATGTAATCACAGTACCTTGTCGCTGCTTTCTTCCCACATATGGCACATGGATTTTTAAATAAATCAGCATCGTTCACGTTTCCGCCTCCCGATCTTTTATGCATTCAATTAGGCATAACGATTGGATCATGCACTCATTCAACCTTGTTCTTATCCATAATAAAAAGCTTTGCGTATCTCAACTGTTGCTTAATATACGGATCGTCTTCTTGTCCGCCACCAGCTAGCCAATCACCAATTCGACTGTTAATGTCAGCAAGGGCTGCTGTAGGCAGCCGAGGTGCGATGGAAGCGAGTTCCTCCATAGGTTTCATAGTCGCTCACCCATCTTCTCGAGCAAGCCGCTAACAGCGCTTGAATATTTTTTCTTCATATCTGCATCCGGTATGTCGTTTAAAGAAGTAAGCAGATCTCTAAATCCAGAAACCAGATGATCAAAGCATACTTGGAACTTCATAGCCTCTTTACCGCCAGGAGCAGATGCCTTTCGAAGTTCTGCTATTTCTGCAACAATTTCATCTGGGATTTTCTCAACGACCTTTGTTACCGGCACGTCGATTGGCTTTTCCTTCAGCTGTTTCTGCAGGTTTTTGTTCTGTTCATTAAGTTCTTTTTGACGTTGTTCGCTGGCATCCAGTTTATCCTGAAGACTCTTGATTGCTTCATCATCACCAGTTACCTGCGCTGTTTTGAGCTGTTCTTTCAACTTGTAGGAAATCTCCAGCTGCTTGCTGAGCAGGCCACTTGTTGTCTTTAATTCTTTCTGACCCAGTTCTGCTTTTGCTGAAATCTTATCAAGCCGTATCTGTAGTTCCTCCTTCTCCTTGATGGCTTTTTGCAGTTCTCGCGTAGACATTTCCTCAACATTGTTCTCCTGGACGAACGTTTCTCGTTCATCCTCGGGGACACTTAGCAATGCAACGGCTTGGGTATAGCTCAAATTCGCAAGCGATTGCGATTTTAAACTTGTCCCAAAAAGAGCCAGCTGATCATCTCCGTATTGCTGGAATACCTTCATCAGATTGTTGGCTGTGCGCTGTGAATAATCGACGCTCTCTTCTAACCACTTTCCCCACTCTCCATGCGGAAGCAATGACTTCGCTTCCGACAGGCGCCGTCCGATCTCAATGCTGTTTACGATCAGCAGCTTTCGCGTTTGCTCCTTGATGCTGTTTATTTCCGCTGCGATCATTACTGGTGTGCGTGTGGCCACTTCGTTCATACCGCTATCACCTTTCTATCCGCTTTTTTCTTTAGTTTTGCTTGTGAAAACCGTTTCAGAAACTCCTCAACTTCCTTAGGTGGTTGCGTGTCATTATGCGCATACGCTTGACGAATCTGATTGTCTTTGACTTCAACCGTTACGTACGGAACATTTGGCGATGATTTCTTTCTGACGAACAAAATATTTGTCTTACCATCCGCATATTTTTCCGTATATGTTCCTACGCAATGATGTAGCTTTTCACCTTCATTAATTAGTTCTTTTGCACTCAAAGCTGGGCGGATCAACAATTTTCCTGATTCGAAAATGTACTTTTTATTAAGCAACCGAACTCGTTTACGAATCTTTTGCTCGATCAGCGCATCCTTTTTTAATTTCACTTGTTTCATAAGGTTATTGTGTTGTCGGTGTAAATGCGGAGGGAAGTGAATGTATTCGTCATTCAAATCCATTCCCAACTCTCTGCCGAATTTGTAATAATCATCAAGCATTAGAATGACATCTCTTTCAGAACGGAATCGCTTGTCCTTCTCCACTTGTTTCTTGACGTAGTTCAGTGTCTTCCGAAGTGTGAACGGCCGAGAAACCCTTCCCATATCGCGTGGATCTATATATTTGTTGGAAATTTCTATGGCCTCATTAATGCTGAACTTCGATCCATCTTTGACACCCATTTGAAGGTATTTCAAAGCCAGTAGATCTACTTTTTCTTTTGATTTGCAAACCGTTTTGACCATTTGTTTAGGGAGTTTAAGCACCTTATCAATACTCTTTCCCCGCCAATTGATCGCCGAATATGTGCTATTTCCATATAGCTTTGCCTCTATAGCTTCACTAAATCCAAGCTTGGTCAGGTACTCAACTGATGGATAAGCAGAAGCTAGGGAGAAGAATTTAACATGATCATTGTCGTAGTAATTTTCCCATTTACTGTATTGATACGGTGTATCCTTAACCGCGTTTTGAATACTTTCAAGAGACCGATAGCATCTAATATGGCTCATTGCAGTGCTTTCCAGTGAATAAACAGATCTATTTTTAATCCAGTTCTGACGATAGTCTGAGTACTCGTACATCTCTCCTTTATTGCCTGGATCAAACAGGTAAAGGGATCTCGGATAATATTTTGTTTCAACGCTCCGATAGTCTCTGGAATAATCTCGGTAGACAAAATATCCTCTAGCCACCATTGCGTTAGGACTGACTAGTGATTTTTCGTAAAAGACAAAATAGCCTCTGTCTTGAAGATATTTGTGCCCTCGTCCGCTGGCTCTCACTTGGCAATGTGATCCACATTGTCGACACTCGACAAATGATCCGTGACGTAATATCTCTTCATTTCGAAAATCCTGTTTGCAATGCGTGCAATATCCATATTGAAAATGTCCACGACGATATGTGAAAATATATCTGCTGCTCAGGAACACGACATCATCAACGAATTTTTTCATTTCCAAAGTAATCTTTGTGTTAAAATGTTTTCGAACCTTCTCAAATTCACCCAATGTCAGCAGCTCCTCTCACATGAAGTCCTCAAGCTTCACGTCGAATGGATCCGCTTGGTGTTTCTGCTCTTTTTTGATTGGTTCTTGGACTGCCGGCTCTTGCACAGCCGGCTTTCCTTCTATTCCGAAGTACTTCAACACAATTTCAAACCCTTGTTCGTCCGTTAAAACGGCTACCCCGTCCACTTTTTTAAGAGACGCTTCATGCTGCATTACTTTGAGGCTTCCAATGATCGTCTTATCTTTGTGTACTACCTTATCCGCATCATCAGGATGGTTTTCCAGATGACGTAGCAAAAATTGTCCGATCACTTGCACGTATGGATTCTTTTCCTTCTCCATTTCTACTTTGATCTTGTCGATCGCTTTATTCGGCATTTTCTAATCCTCCATCAATTCTGAATCCAACGATTGCACGTTCCAAATGTTTTCGATTGGCCAAACGTTTCTTAGCAGTCGGCGTTGTCAGCCATGAAATGTAGTCTGGTCGGCAATTCAACTTATCTGCACATTCAACTGCTGTTCCTGTACAAATCAGCCTGTCGCCTTTGTAAATGGCATATCTCGTCGCCTTTATCTTTTTCAATTTTTCTTTTACTTCCTTGATTCGTTTCGCGCCAACGAACAGATGGTTCTTGATGTAATTAATGCCCTTGCCCCGGTCGAGCGCCATGGCAATCTCCACATCGCTTGCTTTAGATTTTCTCCCATTAGATGCCACGCGCTCACTATTAAACTGCCTTTTGAGATAATTCAACCATTCTTCAAGTTGTTTGATTTTCTCAGTTTCCTTAGTTTCACCCATTGTCGAATCAATCGACTTGCCTAATTCCCGGAGTTGTAGATCGATCAACTTCAATTGTTCAAAATCTTCTTTCCCCATTCGGTCTTTCGATCTAATTACTGCACTTTCATCGAGTAGCTTGCCGATCTGCACCAACTGCTTATGATATTTTGATGGCATGATCAATCCCTCCATTTCCATTCGCCTTTTTTCTTTGCAATCAATAGTGTCTGATGCGTATACGGCAAGCTTTCTTTCACCTGTTCGTCATTCAATCCAGGCTCAAAGATTGTGATCACAGGGTACATTTTGCGTTCAGAATCTATCCGCCTGTGTATGGTCACTCGCCGCTTCATCAGGCGTCACTTCCTTTTGCGTTTCTTGAGCTTGTCCAATGTTGTCCACCCGAGATCTTTGTCATAGGTTACTAGGCTTAATGGCCAAGGATAGCGGTTCATAAACAGTTTTTTCTTCATCCGGAATACTGCCGTTTCGATACCTTTCACGTCGATGATTTCGATTGTTCCATCATTTCGGTATACCTTGAAGTCCGCAACATATTCAATGCGGCTATATTTTTCGCCATAAGGCGTGATCCCGGCTTCCTGGAGCATAAATCTTGGCTGTCGCTCAAATCGCTTGATCTCACCCGCCTTCTTCAACCATTTCAGCTGCACGTAATAACGGGATCCAATCTCTGAATCAAACCGGATTCCGTCAACAATCGTCTTTTTGGCATTGAATTTCTGTTTCTTTGTCTGCTTTTTTAGCATTTCCTGATACTCGTCAGAGGTCATTGTTTCAGTGAGATTCACGCCGCTTCGCCTTCTTTCTTCGCTTTCCCTTAGGCTTGTTTTCTTTCTCGCAATCCTCACACTTTCGCGGATATCCAGTTTCTTCGCCATCGATCAAGCTGCCGCATTGCTCACAATAAAAACCGCTCAGCATCAGTTCTGCAATTTCACCCATGCTGTTCCTCCTCACACCAAGCTGAACACGACGAATCCTGGCTTTTGTTCATAATCCGTTACATATCCGACCTGTTTTGTGATCTCATAGCCTGTATATTTTCCTTCTGTCCATTCCTTCAGCACCAAAGTGTCACCTTCGCGGTAGTGCCGATCGTCAAATCTAATCTCAAACGTCTTTCTTCCCTCAGCAACCGCCTTGAAGTACTCAGGAAGGATCTTAATCTTGTGGACGACCATCGCGCCACGCCTCCCTTTTCCAATCTGCTCGTCCGCCGACAAGCGCGCAAGTGATTGCAGCTATTCCGAAGGGCAACAGAATCACTGACGCTGCCATTGCCGCGATCACGATACCTCACCTGGTCCGATCAAGGTAAGGGCAAGTACAAATATTGCTGTGAATGTAAGTGCCGGAAAAGCGAGACTATTGTGCTTGCGTCGACTACCGTAAACGCCGATGCCGGCAAGGATGATTAATACAATGCGTATTGCTAACATAGGTGCACCTCCTAGATACTGTTTAAGAATTCTTCAAGCTCTTTAGCGCGCCGCTTGACCTCTTCCGGATCTTCCGGTGGTTTGTCTTGTTCCTGCTTGTTCATCCACTCAGGTTCAACTTCATGACGCTGTGGATTAGACGCCCGCTGGGTTTGCTGTCGTTGTGCTTGAAATTGTTTCTGCTCTTGCTCCACATCAGCCAAGGTTTTAATGCCCTTAGTTGCCCAATTGTTTAAGATCCCTACAGCATATCCATAAGACTTTCCAAACTCTGCCGACATACGGAACGCTTTGCAGATTACGGCATCTTCTAAACCGTCTTGTTCTAGGTAGACGGTGATGTTCTGGCATTGCATGGCATTGGGTTGTTTCCCAAAGCACTGAAAATATTCATCAAACCAGTGCTGACGACTAACTGCAGTTTTTTGTTTCGTTTCGTTTTGTTTAGTTTCACTAACAACTAATGCGGAAGCATTGTCGGAAGGTTTGTCGGAAAGGTTGTCGGAAGCATTGCCGGAAAGATTGTCGGCATCTGTTGCCGACAGCAATGATTTCTCGGAAACTTTGTAGGCAATCATTGCCGACAAATCATATAATTGATAGACTGCTGACTTACTTCCCTTCCTTGACCTAAAGTCGATGAATCCCTTCATTTTTAAATCGTTTCGTGCGTTCGTTATCGTTCTTTCGGAAAGGCCCGTCTTAATGCATAACACCGATACAGCCACCGCAAATTCTCTAAGCCATCCAGCCTTATTGTTTACGTTCGCCAGTGCGTGCCATAAAGCAATTGCTGATGTACTAAGCTGACTTGTTTCGAGCCGATCATAGAATGCATTAATTAACCGAATGTAGTTCAAGGCCTCACCTCCTCATCTAGCACTTGCATTAAAACGGCAGATCGTCCTCTGCGATATTAATAGGCTTGCTGTCATTTGCGAACGGATCCTCAAAGCTTGGGGCGCCCTGAGCTTGGCTTGTACCGGTGCTACTGCTCCCGCTACTATAATTGCCTTGACTGGTTGATTGACCGCTAGAATGCGTCCCTTTCGGCTCTAAAAACTGCACACTATCAGCAATAACTTCTGTCACATACACACGCTTGCCTTCGTTGTTCTCATAACTGCGCGTCTGAATTCGCCCTTCCACACCAGCCAGACTTCCCTTGCTCAGGAAGTTAGCTGCGTTCTCAGCCTGACGACGCCAGACGACAACGGGAATAAAGTCTGCTTCTCGCTCGTCCTGTTGGTTCTTAAATGGCCTATTCACCGCGATCGTAAAGCTAGTGAAGGCAACACCGTTCGGGGTGTATCTTAAATCCGGATCTTTCGTCAGCCTTCCGACCAAAACCACTCGATTGATCATGCATGTTCTCCTCTCATGCGATATAAACTGGTTTACCGGTTAACTCCATGATTTCTTTCTTAAACTGCTCTGCATTGCTGTTGTTGTCACTTAGATGCAAAAGCCATATCTCTTGCACCACTGATAGATCATTTGCGTGTAGAAACTCTTTGACGTGTTCTAAGCTAAAGTGTGATCGGAGCAATCGTCGCTTCATCACTCCTGGTACTCGTCCTGCTTTGATATTCTCATTTAAAATTTCTAAGCTGTAATTCGCTTCCACCATGATGTGCGTTAAACTTTGAAACTTGTATTTGATGTAATAGGTATCAGTGGCAAATAGTAGCTTCTCACCGATTTGATTGGTTATTAGATAGCCCAGAGGCTCGCTCACATCGTGCTCCACGTCAAAAGGTAAGATTGTCCACGTTCCTAACTGAAATTGCTCACGCGCCCGAATGCGCTTTATGTGATGCCCGCTGAGCCGTAGCGCTTGAAAAGTTCCTTCGCTCGCATAAAGATCAACCGCTCCTTTCATCACATCTTTTGCTGACTTACTATGATCGCCGTGCTCGTGTGTGATTAAGCAACCGGCAACATCGCTCATATGAAAATCAAAACCTTTTTGAATCTCTCGATAGGGTATGCCGCACTCTAGAAGTAATAGGGTTTGTCCATCCGTAATTCGATAGGCATTCCCCTTGCTTCCAGACGCTAGGGCTTCTATGTCGATCATCAGTATCCAGGTCCAGCAGCTGCAGCTTCGAAATCGTCAACAGGATTGCTCTGTGATTCTTGCTTTTGTTCATCAGTAGGCTTATCTTGCTGTGTCTTTTCGTTTTTCTGTGGTGTCATATCAACATCGATAACCTCACCGTTTGCATGCTCCTGTATTTCTGCTTCTGCCTCAGCTTCAGCGATACGATCGTCGGAACCATTGAAGTGAGTAAGAACAAGGCTACTGTCATCTGATGCATTCATGAATCGTTTGCATGCACGGTTGATGACCGTTTTCTTTGCCATTTCCTGCCGATACTGCTCGTGAGTGCTGCCTTCTTTTTCTTCGGTTTGCCCCTTTCCCCACATCTGAGATTTGCTCCATGCTTTGCGGATTTCGTCGATCGTCATCAGTTCCGTAAAAGCTTCATCACCGGGCATTACAATGACGCAATAAGCACCGATGATCTTATCTTTGTTGATGTTCCCAAATTGTTGCTTGTGTTTGAGATTAACAATCTTGCCGTTTTCCATCTCGTAAGTGACCTCGTCGCCCTCATAAATCACGTTGGCATTGATCTCTTTAGCCTCGGTTACTCGCTTCGTGACGGCCATCGTTCCGAAATATGAACGTTGGAAGGTTAATTGATTTCCATAGGCAATAAAATATCCTTGCTTCTTTTCTGGATTGAGCCCTTGAACAACCATATCCAGAAGGCTGTTCGCTATGCTGTCTCTTGAGCAAGCTTCAAGTACTGGCTTTTCCCCATAACTTTTACTTGTCTTGGTAGTTTGGAGGATTAGCCACGCGCTTTTCATGGCGTTCTCAGGAGAATAATGAGGAGGAAACATTAATTCCCCACGCTCCTGAAATTCACGGACTTTGTTTGCAACAATATCGACAGTATCTTTTTTGACGATTGCTAATTCGTTACTCATTGATTTACCTCCTCATATTCTTTGACGATGACATGCCGTTCGTCTGTTTTTTTATGAACATCAACTCTTCCAGAATGAGTAGGCATTCTATCAAAATACATTTTTGCTTCATCTGCACTGTTAGCTTCAACGAGTGCTTCTCTGACAATTTCCTGAGTTTCATGTACTGTATAAAGCCCCATCAGATTACCTCCTGTAATGGCTCTTTGGTTTTTTCAATTCTCAATTTCTGATCCTTCTCACTCACAATCAAACTGATCACTTGAGCATCGATATCGATCATCTTGGTGATAGATTCGCGGTTATCGACAAATATTGGTGCTGATAAACCGTAGAAATTACTCAATGTATTGATGATATCGAGCCCCACTTTGATCCTAGATGCGTTATTCATCGAGTTGTACGGAACGCCTTTATAGGTTGTCTCGCATACTTCCTGCAGCCCGCCGTTGATCTGTTCCGCAAACAGCTTAAAACGTGCAATCTTGAATTTGCTGTTGATGCGCTCCTCTAGGAGATTGACCTTCAACCGGATGAATTCATCCGTCAAGTTCAATTCCTTCTCAGATTGCTCAAACTCTTTGGCTAACCGCTTTTCTTCTGCCTCTAGATCAGCAATTCGCTTGTCAATCCGGCGTACCTGATCGAACTTGAGTAGCGCTGTTTCTGCGGTTGCCAACTCGCCTTTCAACTCGCGCTTCTTTTCGTTCTCCGTCATAACCGCATCGTCCGTGGATGCCTGCAGATCTTTTATTTCTAGTTCAATCGCTTTGATCTGATTTTGTGTTGTTTGGAAATCCGGATCATCCATGATGCTCCTAACTCCGCCATTCAGGTCGTCGATTTCTTTCTGAAAAGCGTCGAGATCTGGTTGAACTGCTTTGGCACGAGCGGCAGCTTTTTCTGCCTCGGATGCAAGCTTGTCTTCCTCTGCCTTCAAATCGTCTAATTGTTGTTTAACCGCTAACCCTTGACGCTTGTTCTCTTCAAGATCCTGTGCCTTACGGAGATTAAAATGCTTTTCCGCATGTTCTTTCGCGGCATCAATTTTATCTGCCGGCAAATCTTGTCCGCACATTGAGCAGATTGTTTCGCCAGTAAATTCGAACGTCCGATCGTCTAACATGAACCAATCACGTCGTAGATCCTCAAGCTGCAGCGAAAGTTTCTGCATTTTTCGTTTATTCGATGCAATCTGCTCTTCAATATCTTTCGAACGTCTCAAATCCTTATCAGAATGGGTTTTAAGGTCATAATATTGATCGCGTTTCGCCGCGATCGTTTTATGCACATCCGCTTGGAAGTTGTTACGCATTTCAAGCTGCAAACCTTCGATCTTGCGGATCTCGTTCCGCTTAGCGTCAATTTCTCCACCTGAACGGATCGCACTGATCTTGTCGTCAACCTGGTTTATTTGCTCCTGCAAGTCAGCTGCTTTATTCTTCAGATCCGTTTCACTCTGCCCGCCCAGTTCCGGCTTTGTTCTTGTAGCTTCATCAATTCGGATCGGAATACGATCAAGTTCTTGATTGATCTCTTTCCGTTTAGCTGCAAGAATCTTTCGATAGTCCTCAATGCTATGATCGCCGAGAATCTCAGGAAGCTCTTTTAAATGAATGTCGCAAGCAATCACATCTTCGTCCGTGAAATCACCACACACATTCAACAAAACTTTCCGTCGCTGTTTCCAATTCAGCTGTTCGTTAAAATACGTTGGCGAAGTAATCAATTTAAAAAGATTCTCTTTGCCATTCACAAGCTCTGAAACTGTATCGTCATACTCCTTCTTTTTAGAAGGAACTCCGTTTATGAAGTAATCAGTTGTGTTTCCACTGAACTCTTCCGTGGCGCTCCCGCGTTTCTTCGTGTATTTTTCGTAGTAGACCTTTTTTAACTCAAGAGGACGTTCATCAACCACCAAAGAGACAGTGACGATATGATCTACATGATGCTCAACAGTTCCTTTTTCATCTAATATTTTTTTAATCTCAAAATCTTTTTTGTCCAGACTGTCTTTATCAAATAAGACCCAATTGAATGCATCGAATAATGTGGTTTTTCCGGTTTCGTTGTCACCGAATATTTCCACATTTGCACCATTTGGTTCAAACGTGAATGATCGAATGCCTTTGAAATTACTCAACTCAAGCTTTTTCAAAGTGATCTGTTTCATTTCCACACCTCCATTTGATTTTTCCGATCATCCCCTGATAAAATAGAGGGGATGAATATCAACATAATCGACTTACTGAAGGACGCCCTGCCCGGCGTTCTTTTTGTATTCCTTGCGAAGTTCATTAAACTGGTGTAACTGGTCCGCCGTATCGAACCGAAATGCCGGTGGCTTCAATAGATCATCAGGAAGATGTATTCTTCCGCCTGCTTCAGACAATGCCTGCAGTGTTGGCTTATCAAAGGTCTGTTCCGTACACATAACGTCGATGCTCATTCGTTTTCCTCCTCTCTTTTAACCATCAGAAGATCTCCAGGTTGACAATTGAATTTCAAACACAAGTTAAGCAGCGTACGATACTGAATTCCTTGCGATTTTTCGTAATAAAGGTCAGTGAGTGTAGTCCTAGATATCCCCGTTTCTTTGCTCAATTCAGAGATTTTAGTTGGCTTTTTAGCCATTAACACTCGTAAACCTTCAGATGAAATGAAGTAGCCATTCAATTAATTGCTCACTCCCTCTCAAATTTTGATTCCTCTTTCTTTAAGTGCATCGATCCAAAACTGCTTAACTTCATCGGTACAATGCGCCATAGCGTCTTCCCATGTCGGCCATCGCCCATTTTGGCTATAAAACCAATACTGCCAATAAAGGCTTTGCTGGTTATGTGGTTGCTTTGGATCATGGTCAACGGCGCATTTCTGACAGACATTAGGATCCGGTGGAAGTAACATCACGTTTCTCACCCCTTTTCAAGATTCCCAGTAGTATTCAGCAGCTTCTTCAGGCGTTTTGTATCTGAACTGATGCGTCATTTCGAGAATCAGCTTCGTTATGTCGATTTCGTCATAGCCAAGATTTCGCATCGCGGCCATCGTATATCCCATGCAAGATTCCTTGCTCCAATTGCTTGCACCCTCAGGCATTCACCTGTGCTCCTCTCTTCAAGATCACTTTCATTTCGGCTAGTTCAGCGGTTGCCCAACGACCAACGCCAACATATCCGTTTCGATCACAAACCTCTTTGATGTGTTCAAGTTCCGCAATCCGTTCCTTAACCTCGTTCAACTTGTCTTCACCTCATTTTCTTTTTTTAGCTGTTCATAGGTTTCAACAAATCGCTCAAAGCGTTCCGGGGACAACCTTTTTTTCATCGTTTCCATGAGCTTGGACATTTTCTGACTCTCGGTCATCCATAAACCCTCGCTTTCTCAATTCCGATCAACTTGTCCACTGTACTTACTGCAACTTGATCACCCATTGCCTCACTCATCCATGCATTTTGTATTTCTGCCCACGGAACTTTCCAATTTATTTCAATTGATATCAGCACACACTCAGATGCTTGATGAGTATCATCTATTTGCCCTGCGCACTCTTTAATTTCGTTGATTAATCTCTCACTCAACTTTTTTCCAGGGCGCATATCCTTGCTTATCTCAAGAAGTCTCTGCGCTGATTTGATGCCTTTCTGAGCTTGATCAATGTAATTGACAAACTGCTGTTCAAGTTTTTGGATTAGCCGTGGATCGGTAGGTATTCGAGATACTCCGAATATGTGCAGTACCGCCTGTCTTGCTAATCGGTCACCGCACGCTTCGCACCAAGCTATGGCCTCATCCAAGCTGATAGTGCTTGTCCCATCTTCAATACTCGCAATTCGTGTTCGCTGCGTTCCAATAGCCTCTGCAAGCCCAGTTTTCGTTCGCATGTTCTCCTTGACAGAATATTCTCTGGCCGCTCTCAGCACGTCTCGTAAAGAAGATGGCCGATATACTAGAGCAGGCCGTTCCATGTTCGCCACTTCGTTCGCCTCCGTATGAAAATAGGATTGGAATAATATAGAAATATGGATTACTAGATTTCAAATGCGCCGGACCATGATTTGCCGAACACGCTCAGTGTTCTCTTCCATAAACTTGAACACCGCGTCCCTCGGAAATCGGCTTTTAATCAGCGTGCTCCGTGGAAAACCAGGAAGGCTTGTGATCCGATCAACCGTTGGAAGGCTTACTTGAAGCTGTTCAGCAATATGCTTCCTAGTCAGCATCATTGGCAAATCGTACTTATCGCGACCTTCTCGAACGCCTTGCTCATAAGCCTTACGACAAAGCGTTTGAATGTACTCGATCATGTCATCATTGAAATCGTCTGGCGTGAGTGCTACACGAGCCACGCGATCGCCTCCTTTCAGTTTTGCTTGAGTGTGGCAATAGCTTGAATGACTTCTTTGACTTCTTCACAGAAGCCGCTTTGCTCTATGATCACGTTGGCTTGTTCTGCTAGATTCGCAATCAGCTCCTTTTCAGAATCTGTCATTTTTGATCCGCCTCCTTTCTTCCTCTGCTAGAATGGAAATGTCTGGGGAGACAAAATTCATTAAGCGAGGTAATGAAATGTACAATGAAATTGCTATGAAAAAGCTTGTCTCAAAAATCGAAAACATTAGTTCTTATCCGTTTGTAATTAATCTCAGTGAGATCAATTACGAACCTATTGAAGACATTGTGAACTGTTTTAAAACCCTTCTTGACGTCAACAGCATCGACGGTTACATAGATGATCAGTTACTGGTCATCAACAGGTTGATCATTGAAGATTAAGAAATTGATTCCTTTTTTTGTTGCCTCTTTTGGTAGAATTAAGATGTCCTGCCAGACAACTTTTTCCATGAAAAGAGGTGATAAATTATGAAAAAGATTTATGCAAACCTACTCGGTACTTGGACTGACATTACCGAAGAAGGTAAACTACACGGTAGAAATCCGCTAGTATATATTGATGAGGAAGTACAAGACATGTTTAAATACGACTACATCAACGTCCTATATAAGGAGAAAAACTACCGGATACATCCTTCTTTGATTCAGGTTGTTACTGAATAGCTAGATCTGTTTCAATATTTTTTAGTGCGGTATCGGTTTTTTCAAATTTTGAGGCGTTGATTTGAGAATGGAACTCTCGATCAACGCTAATTTTTAAACGTTCCCATTCATATAGCTTTATTCCATCAAGTAAGTCTAAAATTTGTTGGAGCTTGTTTTGATTCACCTTGCCACCTCCTGTTCTTTGTTATTGTTTGTTTGAGTTTCTTGGACTTTGAGATTCAAAAAAAGATCATTGACATCACACTCAAGAATACTTGCAAGCTTGAACGCTGTGGTCAGATTTGGATTTGAAATGCCGTTTTCCCAGTTGCTGACCGTTGTTTTTTCACAAGGGATTAATTTTGAAAGTTCTTCTTGCGTCCAATTCTTGTTTTTTCTTGCTTGGATAAGATGAGTGTTTTTCATTTTATCGCCTCCTTATTATCCAAGTATCTTGTATTTATGTTTTCAGTATATATCCAAGTTTCTTGTATGTCAATGATTATGTATGATTATTTTGGACTAAAATCCAATTTACTTGAATATGTAGTACAATAAAATTGTACAAATTAGTAATATGTATTTTCCTATTTAAGAAAAGGCGTGGTTAGCGTGTTGAAGAATAGATTAAAAATTGCTAGGAAAAACCGTGGATTTACTCAGGACGATCTAGCTAAGAAAGTTAATACGCAAAAAACCACTATATCCAATTACGAAACTGGATATAGCACTCCTTCTAATGAAATGTTGATTGATTTAGCGAAAGCATTAGGTGTATCTACTGATTATCTTCTCGGCATTTCAGATGTTCCGGAATTAAATCGAAACAGTGAATTAGAAACACCTATTAAAGAATCAGATGATGACATCAAAAAGTTAATGGAAGATCCAGACTTCATGGTTGCCTACAAAGAATATCCCGGAAGTCCTGAGGAAGCAAAAGAGGATTTGATTGGTTTTCTTAAACTGATTAAGGAACGGGACGAAAGAAAAAAGAAGAAATAAAAATTTTTATCATCATAATAGGTATTTTGTATCACGAATGAACGTTCTAGGGGGAATAGACATGGGTATGGCAATTGGAGTACCAGGCTTTTTGTTGATGGTAGCAGGAATAATTTGTGCAATTGTTTTTGGGATAATCTTGATAGTCAATGTATCAAAAAAAAAGCCAGCAAAAACGATGACGATTGCAACTTCTATATCGGGTGGTGTGTTTATCTTAGGAATTATTCTTTTTTCGATTGGAGTCGCAAACACACCAACTGATAATCATAATGCATCTAAAAATTCTTCAACCGCTGTGGCAACAGATGCAACCTCGTCCGAGTCTGACTCTTCAACGTCGTCTTCTTCATCAGAACCAGATATTCTTAATGAAACTACTTTAAATTTCTCAGATACTTCAGGACAGCAAACAACAAAAATAGATAGCGCACGCATTGAAGACGTCTCAAGCTTTGGATTAACCGACGATAACGGAAATGATATTAAATATGCACTATTAATTCATATGAGTGTTGCTAACAAAGCTCCTGAAGAAGCATCAGTCTATCCTGCGCAAGGCCATATAGTATTGTCTGACGGAACACAAATTAATGGTGCAGAAGGTCTAGAGTCTGATATTACTGATGCCTTTCAAGGCGGGGATGTTGCGAATGGTGCAACAGTAAAAGGATTTGTGACTTTTCCTTTAAGTGATTCACAAGCTAATTCTTTTAATTCAGGAAACCTTAAATTTGAAGTATTGTGTGGAGACGAAAATTCAACAGATAAATATTACAGTGTCCCGATTAAATTCAATAATTAAATAACCATAGATTTTGCCCTTCCGATCAGCGATGACGGTGGGTGTACATAGGGGTGGGGAAATGGTTCAGATCGCAAACGTTATCGCGTCTGGAAATTATATAAATGATGGAAATCAAAACTTCTTTTTTAATATTATCAATAGATTAGCCTTTAATCAGCTTCCTTATAATCTCAAGTTTAAGCTCACCATTGGAGTAATAGATATTGATCCTAAAATGACATATGAGTTAAATATCAATATTCATGGCGGGTCAGGAGAAAAAGAGTTATTAAAAGCAACAATTCCTGTGGGTCCATTAAAAAACGATGTCAATATCATTGGTACTGGGAGCGTGTTTGTTTCATCAACTGCAGATGTCAAATTTGAGCAAACAGGAGTTTATGCAATTGATGCAATAATATACAACAAAGAAGATGTAACCGAGAAATCAGCTTTGTCATCCTATCTCCTCTGCGATGTTGAAGGGAATGAAATTAATGGGTGATCTGTTAGATATCAACAGTGGGGAAAACATAATGCCCAGTAAATTTAATCCTGATGCTTATACTCCTGATTTGCCATATAATAAAGGCAGTAAAGTTATTGAAAGGAGTGCCCAAACTCCAATGGCTGAAAACACAAACAATGTTACCCAAAAGGATCTAGATTCACTTAAGGCGAATTTAGAGCAAAAGATTGATTTTAATCAGCAGTTACTTACTCAAAAAATCGAGTCAAGTCAGCAACTAACCAACCAACGGTTTGATTCTTTAGACAAAAACCTTGACCAACGATTTGAGAATCAATTTTTGAAAGTGGAAAAATTACTCAATAACAAATATGAAGAACAAAGAAAAGAGCAAGAAGCTGATCGAAAGCAACGCGCAAAAGACAAAGCCGATACAACGAAATGGTTTATTGGCACAATTGTTTTTGGCATTGTTGGATTTGCATTGACTATAATTTTTCACTGAGCTCTCCCCTAACTTGGGCTGAGCTTAAATTTCAACCGTTAAACCGAACATACGTTTCTGAAAATGGAGTGTTCTTTATGTATTACAAAACCGACCTTGAAGATTACGTTGAATCTCTCTATCACTTTTTAGATTTATATCAATTGGATGGAGAATTGATGAATGACATTGCAATGAAACTCAACATAGAGCTTATTCACTCGCAATTTAGTAGCCAAGCTGTTCGGATGAACGGACGCTTAACAATAAATCTAAATCTCAAACTTGAGCGATATGAAGATCAATGGGAGACATTTGGCCATGAGTTATGCCATGTACTCAATGATGTCGGAAATCAATCTGCTCTGCCCACACAGCTACGTCAACTTCGCGAAAGGAAAGCAAGAAACTTTGCATTACACTTCTGTATCCCTACGTTCATGCTTGATAAATTAAGTTGGCCAGATGGTAACGCAATACCGTATGTAGCAGAGAAATTTCATGTAACTATTCCTTTTGCAACCGAACGTCTTGATCAATACCGAAATCGTGTCATGCAGAGTCAAATTGATGATTACGCAGCTGCAGTTAGTGAGCCATCCGTCTCTTACCACATAGACAATTGTTCGTCTGAAACACGCCGCATCATTGAACAATTAAGAATACAACTGAACCGAAAGGGTGAACATCTTGAAATCAAGAGTTTATTATGACAGCGATGTTGAAGGAAATCTATATCCGCTCTGGTACGCGATCGAAGGAAGTATTGATTGGGATCTTCCTAGTGTCTACTTACCTATCAACGCACCGTTCGAACGAATTGACAGCATCCAGTTTGATGATGAGCTCATAGGGTGCTCTGTGTTCGCTCAGGAACTCATTGTGAATCAGAACAAGCCCAATCAATTAGGAATCAACCTTGAGGCTGTCAGAGAGAGAATCAGCGAAAATATTGAGCCGTATAAGGTTGAACGGCTGATTATTCAAGTAACGGACATCGAAGATCTGATGCAAATAGGTAGGGAATTATTCGAATGGGGTTGAGTGTTCGCTACAACGTTCCACTATTAGCGACAAGCTTTCACGCCTATAGTTCACGATGAGGAGGTATGAATATGGCCAGCATTCTTTCGTATAACACTAAATCAGGAACAAGGTATATGATTCAGATATATTCTATGGTTGATCCTAACACAGGAAAGAAAAAGAAAACGACTTACCGAGGCTTTAAGTCTGAACGCGAAGCAGAACGTGCATCTCGCTATCTAGAGCATAAATTAGACAAAGGTATTCTAGCTCATGAGAATAATATTTTTGAAGATGTTTACTTAGAGTGGCGAGATCGACACAATAGACTTTTGAAACCTAGTACTCGATATAAAACCGATACAATATTCTCCAAACAGATTTTGCCGCACTTTCGCAAACTAAGAATCAGTGACATTGACAGCGACTATTGCCAACAGATCGTCGATATATGGAGAGAAACACTTAGCGCTTCCACCACAAAAGACTATAAAGGACACGCATCACGAGTATTTAAATATGCTATGCAAAAAGAATATATCTTCAGGAACCCGATGCAATTTGCTATCGTAACGCCTGATGAGGAAGAATTTATCGATGACGATGAAGATGAGTTTGAAAATTTTTGGGACCGTGATCAATTTAATTATTTTTGCTCTTATGCCATTGATGAAATGGATTTTCAAGATTTTGTCATGTTTCATACACTAGGGACAACTGGTCTTAGAAAAGGTGAAATGCTTGCTTTGAAATGGTCGGACATTGATTTTGAAGAAAAATATATCCGCATTCGGAGAACTCTATTCTTCTTAAATAAAAAGAATATTAATCAAAAGGCAAAGACCAAAGCTTCTAGAAGAGATGTCCCTTTAACCGAAGAGGCGTGGGCTGTTTTAAATAAGTGGCGAACAATACAAAAAGAAAAATATCTTGCCGAAGGAATCAAAAACAAGTTGAATTTGGTCCTTACTAGAGGAGATTTTCAGCCAGTAAGGTTAGCAACACCTAACGAACGTCTTCATAAGTTTCTAAAAAGTCATGAAGAACTCCCCCAAATTACAGTCCATGGTTTTAGACATACTTATGCTTCTAATTTATCTGCTGCTGGTGTGACAATTGAAGAAGCACAAAAATTTTTAGGACATAAGCGAATGGAAACCACGGCAAACATCTATACACATGTATCAAAAAAGAAAAAGAGCGCTGCTTTCAAAAAGTACGAAAATTACATGAAAAAAGCCGAAAATCTATGATAAATCTTCAAAACGTCTTCAAAACGTCTTCACAACATTATTTTTAGACATAAAAACGCCCCTTCCGATTGCTCGGAAAGGGGCGTGAAACGTTGATAAATCAGCGTTTTGAGAACTGTGGAGCGCGACGAGCGCCTTTGAGTCCGTATTTTTTACGTTCTTTCATT